GATGGAGGAATACAAAGGGTATATAGACCTGATCGCCACCATGCACAAGACGTGGGCGTTACACTAAAATTACAATATTTAGCCATGAAAAGCGAAAAAGCAGAGAAATATCTGTCTGAAAACGGATTAGGATACCCATATACCGGATACGTAACAGAGCAGGTGGCAGAACGAGCTGCCGAACTTGCCGAGCAGGCGGCCGAGGAGCGGATGCGGAAAAGAGCGATCGGCGCATTCGATGATATGTGGTTCGAGAACGGCGAGGACGGAGAGTTCGAACCGGATTACGAATACCATCGAAAGAATTTTATCCAAAAACTGAACGGGGAATGAAAACACTTGCACAATTTTCATTGGAAGATGCGCAAAAGATAGCCGAAGAATCCGACTATGCCTTTGCCGCGAGCGAGACGGACTGTAATCCCATAAATTGGGGCGATGCAGCTGCATTCGTATTGGAGGGGTATAAAGCCTGCCTCGCAGAACTGACGCGCTGGAACGACCCGAATGATATTCCGGACAACGATACACCCGTGATAATATGTACTTCCCCGGGAATATATTACATAGCGGCTTACGACAAGCAATTTAACTACTGGTTCACGGGCAACGGCTCGTTTTACCGACACGAAATCATCGGCTGGCGGGAGATTCAAGAATAAGACAGAGCTATGAAAACAGAGAAAACAGCGGCCGAAAGGCGCGAGGAATTGGCGACCCTCTTGTTTTGCCAAAGTTATCTATACTATCACGATATGCTGTCCTTGGCCGAATATAACATGATACATAAGAGGACATTGGCCTTTCAGAATGAGCACCGAATCGCTATCACGCGGGAGCAGATCGACAGTGTGGAAATTAAATATAATGACGAGCCATGACACCGAAGGAACTTTACGACTGGGCGGTCGAGAGCGGCTGCGAGAATTACGACATAAAAATACGTGCGTTCATTGATGGCTGGGGTGACATTGCTTCCGATATTGAGGAGCTTGGAATTGTCAAAAAAGAACGACCTAAAATGATTATAATTGACATAAATAACCAATGAAACGAGAACTTACATTGCCCGACATTGTAGGGTACCTTCCGTATGGGTTGTACTGCTGGTATGGCGAAAATATCAAGGCCGCTCTTATGGCGGGAATTACTGATTATCAGATTCCGATTTTCGAAGTAGGCCGTAAGCCAATCCTTCGGCCGATGTCCGATCTGTACGTGGAGATCACCGAGCGCGGTTACAACGACGGGAAACCGTTCGTGCCTGTCAAACGGCTGGGCGAACTACTGGGTTCGGACTATGAGGATTGCCTAATTCTTGATTGCCGGATAAAATATTCACCAAGTGAAGTTTGGTATAGCGATATGTGCGCATTTTTAGACCTTCTCCACCGCCTTCACTTCGACTATCGCGGTCTGATCGACGCCGGACTGGCCGTCAGCGTTCACGATTTACCCACAAATCCATATGAGGCATGAAAAATTACACAACACAAGCCGGCGTTGAATTAACACAGAAGCAGTGCGAATGCATAGCCGAACTGGAGAAATTAGCGCGTAAGTGGAAGAGAGATAGCGAAGGATTATGGTTGTTTTCTGCTTCCGGCACCCTGCATGTAATGTTGGAGGGTGACACGAAACAAAATCCGGAGCCTGAAAAATCATCAAATGGAGGTGTCAACCCGGATAACAGCGTAATTATCATTCGCGGAATCCATAACGACGGGGGAGATTGGTGAAATGAAAACCAAACTACTGCGCCGACTGAGGAAGGAGGCGCTCACAGAATGCCCCTGCGAGGAATTACAGGCATTTGCAGAATATGTTGGATGGAGCCATGACAAAACCCGCAGGCGCATCCAAGCAAAAAAGATGAATTACATCCTCCGCCGCGTTGCGGAGCTAAAACAGAAGAGAAAATGAAAACAAAAGTAACATTCAAAGATAGTTTTGATGATAACGAAATATCAGTAGAAATTATCTATAAAAAGACTATTAGGTTGGAGATGGGCGATTCTTGTGTATGGCTATCACCTGATGATTTCGAGGAATTCATCCAAGAATGCACCCGGCTCGCTGTGAAACTTAAAGAAAGTAAGAAAAAATGAAGACGCGTTTTTTCTCAAATGCACAATTACAAACATAACAGAATGGTACTATTTGAGATGGTACTACATATGCCGTAAGGCCACGGTTGAGGAGATTATTGAACATTTCAAAAAGAGGGAGAAATGATACGAGCAAGATTCTATATCAAATTCAAAGATTGCGGTAACGATTATCGGCCGGTTAAATGGCCAATCAAGCATCCGTATTGGTGTACGGGCGAAAGCGTCGACTCTTTCGTTATTGTCGCCTATGCCGAAAATGTCGAGCAAGTGAAGGATCTATGGCCGGAGGCTTATATGATCGAATGCGAGGAAGTGAATGAAATAACCTTCACCACAAGATTCCCAAAACCGAAGTGGTACAATTAATATCAATGTAAGCTATGAAAAGATCTTGTTTAACGATCGCTACGGCTTGACGGATGCGGTCATCGAGGGGCGAAAGATCATGACGAGACGGATGATTAATCTTAATTCCACCTCCGACGTACAGGTACGAATTTTTGCAGGATACGTCCAAATCATCGGAGGTAGCGGCAATGTATGTGCTGAGAAAAAGTTACCCTATAAGGTCGGCGAGGTCGTGGCCGTGGCGCAAAGTTATGAACAAGCATATTGTCAAGGCAATATGGACGCAGATGATGCTATCATAAGGGGCTTGAAATACGACCCGGGAATGAGCAACAAGATGTACGTCCGAGCCGATTTGATGCCCCACCAAATCCGCATCACCGGAATCCGTTGCGAGCGCTTGCAGGATATTTCGGATGCGGAGTGCATGAAAGAGGGGGTGCGCGTGGAGTTTGCGAAGAATGGAAGGCTGATGTATTATTATTTCGACATTAAACGATGGAGGGAGGTATGGTTTGACACTCCCCGCGAAGCCTTCTCCGCGCTTATCGACAAAGTGTCCGGCCGTGGAACGTGGGATCGGAACCCGTGGGTGGTGGCTTACGAATTCGAATTGGTGAAATGAGCGATTTGATCTGTCAAATAGTCACCCGTAAAATATATGCTTACGTGGCTGAGATATACGGGACGCCCACGTTTTGGGATGGCAAGTGGTGTCTTATGGTTTATGTACTTTGGCGGGATAATGGATGCCCAATACGCGAAGGAATGGTATTAAAGTTCGACACTAAAGAAGAGGCGGAACGGGTGAAAATCGGGACGATAGCGAAGGATAAAACACTTTTTGAATTAGTAAAATAGCAATGAGATGGCTTACTATATTACTGAAATAACCATGATCGCAATGACTTGGTATAATGCCGTGGCAGTAGTGGTATATATCCTTCTATTGCTTTGGGCCCAAAATATCTATGATCGGCCGAGGCGCGATTACGACGTTGACGGCTTACTTTTATCAATTTCATGGATAAATGTAACGTTGGTGTTTACCCTTTTGTGGGGAGGTTTATTTTGGTGGGAAATTTAATAAAACTGAATAGCATGAAGAATTTCGATTTAGCAGCCGCCAAAGCAGGCGCGGCGGTGTGTACGAGGGACGGGGAGGAAGTGCGGATTATATGTTTTGATCGTATTTGCACCATATTCCCAATCATAGGATTACGCAGAAATGTCGACAACGAGGAATATGTTGGAACGTTCACGACTGATGGCCGCAAATTTTTCACGAGTAAGGATGGTGGAGATTTGATGATGCGCGACGACGACTACGCCGAGAAGCTGGCGCGGGGAGAGTACGGGAATCACATCCACGAAGCCACCGAAAAGGTTGATCCAACTATTAAGGAAAACTTAACAGTTGACCGGGAGTACTGGCGGAGGGTGTATGCCGGATATGTATTGGCGGGGTCGTGCGCTAGAGTAAGTCGGCTGTCTGCCGAAGGTGTCAAATTTGCTATCGCCCTCGCCGATGCCCTCCTTGAAGAGCTGGAGAAAACGGAGAAGAAATTATGAAAAAGCAATATAATGAAAGGCCTACAACCATAATAGTTTGGCTGGTCGTAATACTGGCAATAATAGTTATGATCGCCTTTACCTGAATCAAATCGGCAATGTAAAGGGCTCCCTGATCCGGAGCCCTTTGTGTTTGTGGCGCTCTCAAGCCCCACCTTTGACACATCACTCCAAAGGTAGCAACTTATTTCGATAAAAGCAAATGGGGAGGAGGGCGGAAGGGCGGCCAACTATCGCCGACTATACGGTATGGACAAATGAACTGAGCCGGGAAGAACTGAGGATAATTATACACGGTATACGCAATCATCGGATCAACCAAGCGAAGAGGAAGCTCCAGTTTTTGCGGGCGCAGCGCGACAGGCGCCGAGCCACGCGGGGTAAATACAGGGAACCGAATCCGCCTATTTCGTGGCGGAGGTTTAAAACAAAGGAAAGAGATCATATTGACGGACGGCAGCAGGAGTTGCCACTATTTTTATAGAATATGGATAGTTTGCTCATGCAAGTTATGCGGGATCGCCAATCCGACGCGATGCTACTGATTAGCGCTTCAGATTTGCGTACCTTTGCAAATGTGCTCATTCAGGAGACAGGGGATAGCGTTGCTGAAAAAACATTCAGTGCCGTGAAAGCAGCTATGGGTGATAAGATAAAGTATTGTACCCGTGGAGAGGCGTCCGAGATTTTAGGAGTGTCCTATCCGACATTGCATCGGTGGGAGAAAGAAAAGTGTCTAATCCCAGTAAGAATAGGACGAAAAGTGCTATATTTGCGTAATGAAGTGGACGCATTCAAAGCACGAGGACGCACACGAAGTTTGGGAAAATGAAGTGAAAACCTGTATTATATCGCCAAAAATAAGCCAAAAACATGAATAATAAAAATAGCAACCATCAGATTGTCAGATGATTGCTATTTTGAAATTGTAGTCCCGACGGGACTATAGGTAATATTATCTCATGAAATCATTGGGATTGCATAAAGCAACAAAAATTGGCTGCAATGGTATGTATCGGCATCTTTACGGATGTCATGAAACGACCGAAATATCACCAGATAAAGTATAAGTCGCCAAAAAGTCGCCAAAAATTATTGAAGTAATATATGGTTGTTTATATTTGCATCCGTGCAAATATAACAATTATGGCGACAATTTACTATTCACTCTCTGCCAAGGAGAATACATGCGGTTTACACGAGGTGCTGATTCGGTTTACTCACGGACGCCTTAACCAGCGTGCCAAGACCGGTATTTTCGTGCTGCCTGAATATTGGAGCGCCAAGACACAATCGGTTTCTGTTCCCCGTTTCAGGATGATGTCTCCTGCCCAACAAGAGATCGTCGAACAGGCAAACGAGGCACATTCTAAAATCTCGGCATTGACATCTTTTGTCATGCAATCGTTCATAGAGGCAGGAGCAGGGAAGGTTAGCTTGCCTCCGAGTTGGCTCAGGGATGTTATTACGCCTTATTCTGTAGGATTGTCGCAAGACAAGGATATATGGGCACACTTTGAAAGTTACGTATCCAAGAAGGGGTTTTCTGTGCGCCGTAAGATGGCATTCAATGTTCTTATGAGGGCTCTCAAACGCTACGAGTTGTACAAAAGGATTTTCGACCGCACCTTCACCCTTTCGCTGGGGATGCTAACGCCCGAGGTATTGGATGACTTTGAGGACTTTTATCGCCGGGAGCACGATATATGCGAGGAATATCCGCATATCTATGCTTTGGTGCAGGATTCGAGGATACCACACCAGCGTGGCCACAATACGGTTGTCAGCAAGATGATTCTCTTGCGGGCTTTCCTGAATTGGGCCGCAAACAATGACCTGATCCAAACTAATCCTTTCCGGAAGAAGGAGATAAAACAAGCTGTATATGGTTCCCCGATCTATATCACAATCGCCGAGCGGAACAAGCTATACCATACAAACCTATCCAGGCATCCACGACTGGCGGTACAGCGGGATATATTCGTATTCCAATGTCTCATAGGGTGTCGCGTGGGGGATTTGATAACCTTGAAACGGAGCAACGTAGTAAAAGGTGCTGTTGAGTATATCCCGCGCAAAACGAAGGAAGGCCATCCGGTGACGGTGCGTGTCCCGTTGAACAATCTTGCAAAGGAGATAATCAATAAATACGCATCCCCTGACAATGCAGTACTGCTCCCCTTTATTTCGGAGCAAAAATATAACGAGGCAATTAAAAAATGCTTTCTTGCTGCCGGATTGAAACGCATGGTAAGTGTACTCAACCCCGTCACCAGGGAGCCAGAGCAAAAACCGCTCTACCAAGTTGCGTCATCCCATATGGCGCGCCGTACTTTTATCGGGAATCTGTATAAGCAGGTCAAAGACCCTAACCTTGTGGGCTCTTTGTCGGGGCATACCGAAGGCAGCAAAGCATTTGCCCGCTACCGCGACATAGACGAGGAGATGAAAACCGATCTGGTGAAACTTCTGGAATAATCAAATCGTATTCATCAACTCGCATACGACGGCAGCGAATATGGGTGCGCAGCATTCGCTCACTTCGAGCATCGCCATCCAGTATTGGGTGTCATCTTTTTCCATGTCCATTACATTTACAACAGGTGAATTGGTGCACATCTTCCCATAGCGCCTGGTTTATTTCGCCAGTAAGGTATGCTACCTCTTCCCCGGCCATCGGCAGGCCGAGGGTAAGGGCTACATCGTCTACGAGGTGCCGCAGTTCGTGCTCAAAGCTGTTGAGAAATTCCCACGGCGAGGAGTGCATCCCTATTACGATGACACTTTGCCGATGCTCCTTGTTGGAGTAGGTGAATCCCGTATCCATTTCGCACTTCACCATATTCCCCTGTACGCGATGAAGAACCGTATCGGGGCATCCGATGTCGGTAAGGGACTTGAGTATTTCGCCCGTATAGTAGCACGTCACGGCATAATATATGCGCAACGTCCATTCATACTTGTGAATACTCAAGTCCCGAATCTTCATTTTTCCTCCCTTTTCCCGTACTTGCGCCAGTTTCGCGCCAGTCTCCTTCGTTGCGCCCGGTTGAAGCGCTTGTTCTCGAATACGTCGTTCACCGCCCCGGCCAGTTCCTGGTACTTGTCGGCAGGCAGGTTACGGACGAGCGTTGCGATATTTTTCATTCTTAAAAAAATGTTTATTTTTGTCCAATATGGAGCCTTATCAAAACCTATCTTTAGACAATTTGCCAAACGAAGAGTGGCGCGACATTCCCAATTATGAGGGATTCTATCAAGCATCTACTATGGGGCGCATAAAGAGCCTTGATAGATTAGTCAATGCAAGGAATAATCATTTACGGTCTCATCGTGGTAAAATAATCCGTCAAACACCGTATTTAAACGGCTATCTGAGCGTCATGCTATCCGTTCATGGCATACACAAGCGTTGTTCTGTGCATCGTCTATGTGCTGTGACATTTTTACCAAATATTGCCAATAAACCATGTATCGACCATATCAATACAATTATAACAGATAACCGTATTGAAAATTTACGCTGGTGTACGCTTAGTGAAAACTTGCTGAATCCCATAACTGTAAATCGTATTTCTAAGGCCAAGTCTGGTGCAAAGTGTTATTTTTATGGCAAACAATTCGGAACTCGGAAGATTCGATCCATAACTATCAATGGCGAAGAAACTGTATATCCTTCAATAATTGCCGCAACAAAGGCTGGCATATATAAATATAGAGGGATACAACAATGTCTTAGCGGCCATCAAAAAACACATAGAAATATGCGCTGGGAGTACTGTGATTAGACCATGTCCTCCCATATTATTGGAATGCCTTCCGCTATTGTCTTTGCATAGTATTCATCCATTGCTCTTGTTGGTGCGCCGTCTATATCATCAAGATAGTCTTTGACGAATTTAGCCAAGTACTGTTCATTCGGTAACGACGACCCAAGGAAGTCTGCTTTTGCCATATTTGCAACGTAACAAGCATTGTATCCTACATCGTTTTTTAATTCTACGCCATATTGTTTGAGAAGTTGGTGAACCTCGTCGTTTGAATAGGGCGTAATAGGGGTTTCTTTGCCGCTTGCATCCTTTTTCTTCATTTTGCCAACGGCGAATTCGCACATCTTCTTTGAAAAGTGCCAACCGTAATTTTCGAGATATTCCCGGAACCCTGCCGGGAAGTTTTCATGTGTATCTAACCTGTCCATATTTTTCGATTTAAAATAGGAGAGGGCACTGCGGCCCTCTCCCTCCGGTTTACCGCCTGCGATACCGCGAATAGGGGCCTGTACCCCTTACGCCACGGCGTTCGCCGTAGGCGTCGTCATACTCATACCCGCCGCGGTCATACTCGCCACGTTCGCCGTAGCCGCCACCTTGTCCGTAGCCGCCACCTTGTCCGTAGCCACCACGCTCACCGTATCCGCCACGGCCTTCACGCCGGCCTTCTTCAAAGCCTTCTTCGTAGGCGCGTCGGAGCTCTCGCTCCATCTCCTCTTCGTGGCCGCCGAAGCCGCCACGGCCTTCACCTATGATTCTCCAACCCATAGTTACTTTGTTTTTGCAGGTGGTTCAGACTTGACAAGGCTCCTCAGTTCTTCCGCCGTCGGTATCTGGCTCAGCCGTTCGTTCATGTCAGCGAGCATCTTCCGCAACTCCCTGTTTTCGGCTTCGAGCTCTTTTGAACGCGCAGCTTCGGGATCGAGCTGCATCAGGATCTCATCGTAGACCTTCAGGTTGGCTTTGTGCCTGTCGAATGATTCCACGATGTCACGGCTTGCCTGCTGTGCCTCCATGATGGTCGGTTTCAACACTTCACGTGTCGTCGCTACGGTAAGGCCGTCTTTCGAAACGATGTCCGCTTGCATAGGGACGCCCCAGGGCTCGTTGCCCTCTATCGAGATGTTGATGAATTGCGGCATCGGCGAGAATTGCCCGGGCTTTTGGGGCGGGAAATACGGTGCCGATACATCTTTTACGTTGGCTGTATAAAACTTAGGCTGTTCCCTGTTGTCGAAAACGTAGACTAAGGAGCCTTTTCTCAAGTTCTGAAACATCTTGGTTAATGATTTGTGAAAGGTAGGGGAGAAGGAGCCCTCCTCCCCGTCTTTCGGTTTTTACTTCGTTGCTTTTGCCGCTGCCGGCGCCGCTGCGTCGCTATTTGCCTGTGCGGTTCCTGCCGTGGACTTTACCCCAAGCAGACGGAAGATTCCCGCACACTTGTTAAAGTACACCAGGTGCTCCGTATAGGCACTCGTCTCGCCTGCCGCCGTCTGGTTTGTGATGTCGCTGCCCACGGTTTGCGTCCCTTTGTTATCCACTACAGGAACTTTGGCAGTCCCGGTAGTGGTGTTGGGGGATGTTACCGTGCTCCTCGCCGACCCGGAGGTCGGAACCACGACATTTACGGCATACCCACTTTCGGCTTCCGTGACCGGGTGGCGCACTTTCCATAGAAGGATTCCCTCATTGGGCAGTGCACGCCAGGCGCAGGGGTTGAACCCGTAGTCCACGGTTTCGGCCTCTGCGGAAGCCTTTCCGGTCGTGGCGAGCGTGTATATGCCTCCGATGTCGAGGCGAGGTACGAATTGCGGAACAACGACTTTTATGTCAGCTTGTAAAGGATACATACTTGCCTCCTTTCCTTGCTAAAATAAAGTGCCTGCACACGCCGGGGCGGCAGTCACGGCCACAGTGGGCGTCGTGCAACAGTTGGGGTTCTGCACGATGTATGCAGGAACCGGTGCCGGAGCACGGAGCTGACTGACGATGTTGGCCGTCTGTGCCTGCTGCGAAGCGGCCAGGGCAAGGTTGCTGTTCTCCTGGCGGAGCGTGTCGATCTTGTTTTGCATCTCGCGCATCTCCAGTTGGCAGAACCGGTCGTTGATGATCTGCGTTTGCGCGTCGATCTTGGCACCCAGAATGTTGAACTGCGTGTTTGCCGAAGATTGCAGCGTGTTGGTCTGGTTGACCGTTGCGAGCTGGCTCTCGTATCCCATCTTGGTGATGGATTCCCGGAGATCGCAGCAGCACGAGGCGATCTGGTTGCCGATTTGGCATCCCATCGACTGTACAGCGTTGATGATCTGCTGGCTTGACATGCCGAGGGTGCCCTGAATGTTGCACAGCGTGTTCTGAATCTGCTGCGTAGAGCAGTTGAGCGACGATGCCAGCTGATTGATGGCTGCGCCGTTCCCTTGGATTGCGTTCATAAGAAGTTCCCGTCCGGCGTCACCGTTGAGCTGCGCAGGAAGGCCATTGGCGTTGTTACCGCCGAAGCCGTTGCCACCAAAGCCGCCCCAGCAGAAGAACAGCAGGATGATCCAGATCCACCAGCACCCGTCACCGCCCCATGCACCACGGTTGTTGTTACCGTTCATGAGTGCCGCTACGAGGTTGGGATCCATGCCCTTGTTGCCCATCATTGACGAGACGAGAGCCGCGATGTCAAGGCCGCCACCCGAGCCGCCTCCATCGAAAATATAAGTTTTATCCGAACCCATTTTTAATGATTATTGAATGATTGCCGCCCCTGTCAAGGCCGGGCGTTCACCTGTTGCAACATTGCAAAGGTGGCTGCGGGCGGCAGGCATATCAATTCATTGGGGCGCAGATGGGAGGCAACTTCTTCGCAATAAGTTCGCACTGTATTTCGAATATAGGGTGGCTGTATCGCTTGCGTTCATCGAACCCGGAGACCATCTTCTCTATGGCGCGTCGGGAGAACCGCATCATCCGGGCGATGTCGGTGGTGTACATGCCGTTCTTATGGCAGAAGTGTACGAGCATGTAGCGCGCATCGACCACATCTTGAAATTTATCCTTCGAAAGGATTTGTTCCTTAGCTATTTCAGTTTCAAATGCAACACATTCGAGTATTTGTGCAAAAAGCTCTGATTTACGCATATACTTTCCCGATTTTTTATTATAAATTTGTTATACCACTATACAAAAAGCCAACACACCGATTCAAGGAATAAGTCCTCAATGTGGTGCGTTGGCACAATCGTATAGTGGTATATGCGGGAAAGCGTTGGGGACTTTTTTATGCCCGTACCCCAAGGCCCGTTATTCGGTTACAACCGATGGGAAGTCATCCCAGTATATGTAAATCATCTCTTCCATTGCGCGTAGTGTTTTCGTATTTCAAGGTATTCAGGGTTATCTTCATGGGCATATGCTTCCTGTTCGAAAGTTATCCTTCGGTACTTGAAGCCGTGAAATACCCAATCCAATAGGTAGACGATGTAGAAGGGCACATATAACAGTTCTCTCATCTGTGCGGTGTGTATCGCTTCGTGGTTTTTATTTTTATCCGACAACGGGCGGGCGGACTTGCGGGCAAATACGATCCCGAACAGATTGATAGCCTTGTATCCCTTGAAGGGGATGATGTCGTTATAAATTATCTTCATACCTGTCAGAATTGCCATAAAATAACACCTACTCCTATGCCTACCGTAGGCTGAAACCCTTGCGGCGTGTACGCCGCCCCGACCCCGGCGGTCAGGGCGAAGCGGTTACGCCGGGTGACTACCTGCTGTCGGATGGTCGTGCGGTCGTATGTTTCTATCCAGTCGAGCGTCGGCCGAAGGTTGCCGATCCGGGGCCCGCTGACCTGCGCCCGGTAGGTGCTGTCCGAGTAAGGGCGCGTTTCCATCGCCACCTTCATCTGCACGCTGTCTGCCCCGACTTTCACAATGACGGTCTCCGTTACCGTGTCGGGCGGCGCGAAGAGCAGCACCGGCACCGAGATGTCGGCGAGGCGGTACGTGCCGGGCAGCGGTTCCGGCCGCGGGTAGAATACCGTGTCGATGCGCGTTGTTTCTTCGACAACCACCGATGCGGCGCCCCTGCGGTAACCCCAGCCGAAGAGCAGGGCCCCGGCCGAAAGGGTGGCGAGCAGGTAGAGAATCAGGCGTTTCATGCTTTTACAAACAACTCCCACCCGGCCTGCACGTCGAGCATCTTGGCCTCGACGCCGTTCTCTACGAACGACATGGCCGCAACGATGGGAACCATCACGTCGCGGTTGGTCGTGGTGATCCGGCTGTCGGCGGGCACCCCCGATCTTTCCGCCACGGTGCGGACATAGGCGTCCGTGTGGTTCTCCTCCGACGGGGCCCAGCGGCCGATCATCTTGCGGATCGTGTCCAGCCCGTAGTTACGCTGGTAGTTGTTCAACAGCTTGAAGGCAGCTCGATAGCCGTATGCCACCGTCGTAAACTGCGCGAAACGCTTGTCTTTCGACGGCACGACCTCGCCCTGCCAGGGATTGCCGCCCCGTGTCTTCTCGATGTTGAGCGGGTTGTTGTTTCTGAGCCCTCGTGTCATTGCGCGATGTGTTTAGTGTACAGGATATGCCCGACCCATCCGGCCATAGCACAAATAACCCCCACGAGGATGTAACGCGGGAATACGATTCCGAGCACTACGGCCACGGCCGCAACAATGCTCCATACGATCCATTTCTTTTTCATTTGTCCTTTTGTTTTTGTTTGTAGTTTTCCAAATAGGGAATCTTCTTAATCATCTCGAACGAGAGCACATAGTACAGGAAGTCGATGTATCGGTTCTTCGGGAATATGCGGTTCAGGTTCTTGAGGATGTTGACCCCGTAGAAATATATCAGGGCATATACTGCGAGCGAGATCGCCGACATCGCCCCGTCATGGTTGTCGATGTTGTCCCCGACGAGCAGTATCATGGCCATCAGTCCCGATATTACCGCAGCCTCGGATATGCACTTGAAAGCCTTGCGGAATATGAATCCTTCGTGCTGTACGAGCACGCCAGCGAACAGGCCCGTGAAAAAGTTTGCGGCGAATATAATCATGCAGGCCGTCAGTATGTCGTGTATCGGGGCTATGGCATTGAACATGTACACCAGGGCACCGATCAACACCTGCCATACTTTTTCGCAGAGCCTTTCTATAAATCTCCACAATGCTTCCATAGGGTGTATTCTATTGTTCGGGCAACACGTTTGTCTGCGCCTGGGGCGCCGCTTCCGACTTCTCCAATTCTGCGATCCTCTGTTCGAGCCGTTGCAGCACCGCGGCTAAAGTTTCTCCTTCGGAAACAAGCACGGCTTCGGCTACGGTTACGGGATAGAACGGCTCGCCGTTGGGCTTGTTGGTCATATACATCTTCATTGCTCAATATTTTGAAAGTCCATAACCGTTTCTTCGGCGGCCAGCTCTTCGGCACGCCGGGCCCTCAGCTCCGCAAGGGTCTTTTCATTCGCGTTGTACTCCGCGTTGGCCGCTTCGTACTCCTCATAATCCAGAGGATAGGTAGCCCGGAAGTCAAGGCCGGACTTACTGCATTTGGCCGCCCTATCGTCGGACTTGGCCATGACTGCCCGTAATTCGAGCTGCCGCGATTCGAGGGTGTCGATCTGTCGTTGTGTTTCCATGGTTCAGATAATTATAAGGCGCAGACCGGGCGGGACGAGAATTTATAACACTTGCCTGTATAGCCCAGAGAGCCGTCCCTTCCGCGATAAATGTAGATGTAACTCTCCTGCATCTCGCATGAAGTATGGACATAATAATAATAACCATAGCACGTGGTAGCTTTCAAGCGTAAGAGCGTACGGTTTACAGGGTCTTTTTCCACGTCAGCGACGAAACGCACCCTGTCGTGCATCAGCAGGTAGACCTCTTCCGACGACGGCAGCCACCATGCCCCCGCCTCCAGCCCCGTCGTCATTCCGTCCACGGTGATGCCGAAGTCGAGGGCTGCGGCGGCAGCCGGGTAGCGGTACTGTGTTTTGCCGTAAATATCCTCGAAGGTAAGCCGCCCGATCAGGTTCGTGTTGGTCTTGCCATCCTGCAACATCGTCCCGAACTCCGTAGGATATTGTGCCATGTGCTCGGCGAACAGGTAGTCCTTGTAGGTGGGATACACGGCAACCAGATCGGGGTTGTCGGCCTCGGTGAAAACGCTCTCCCGAATGACTATGCCGCTTCCCGGCTTTTGTCCTGTGGCTGCCTGGCCTCTCTCCGAATAATATTCCGCGAACTGGTCGAGGACACCACCTGCCATATTTGAATTCACACCATTCTTGCGGCGAATTTCTTCTCTGGTTCCTTTGATAAGTATCCCCGTGAGTGTTGTCTGATAGCTCACGTTCTCCCGAGGATAGGTGATTTGGCAGCCATTCGTAACGTTGATAAGCACATAATTGGGCGACCATGTGTTTATCGACATGACAATTCGTGCCCCTGCTTCATCGACAGAGGCTGTCCAGCCATAAGTGTTTTTGATCTTCTCGTCCGCATTGATCTGCGCGGCGATATCCGCGAGCGTCGCACCCGGGGCATAAGTGAATGCGTGGTCGGTATTATAGATACGAAGCGTGAAGGTTCCCCCCGCAGACAGTTCGAAGCCAGATAGGGCGACCTCGTAAGAGTACGCCCAGCAAACGCTGCTTGCCGCATTGTGAAGCGACACGATCAGCACCCGATCTCCCTGCCGGGCATAGACCACGGCCACGGGAATCAGTTGGGGAGGTATCTTTTCTGTAACCAGCGTATCGCCTTTGATAAATTTCAACGTACTATCCGTCTTGTCGAAGACGACGAGATCACCGACACCGGCGGCCGATTTGCGGATCACGGTATTCACACCGTCATAGATCAGTTCGCCGTCGTTCTCGATGTAGGATTCCGACGAGAGGGTTTTAAGCCGCGCGGCATCCGCTTCGTAGGCGGCCTTATCCGCATATTTGTTTATCTGTGACATAATTCAGTTTATTTTTCATAGCTCCGACACCGGCCGTACGATGCTGGATATGGATTTGCCTTGCTGTTGGAGCATCCACCGCGTATTACCGTATTGATTGACCTGAAAATAATATAATGACGAGTATTCGGTCGAAGAGGCCATATAGTCCGTCTTGGCGATCACTTTCCCCGATACGGACAATGTCCGATTGACCGGATCATAAGGCTGGGCGAATATGAGACCTTTGGCCATCAGCCACAACTCCTCAGCCGACGGAAGCCACCATGCACCCGCTTCCAGCCCCGTAGTCATCCCCGCGACCTGCATCCCATAGGCCGCAGCTGCGGCTGCCGCCGGATAACACGGAACAGTCTTGCCATAGAAGTCGGTCTTTGTTTTCCCGGCGAGAATGGCCGTATTGTCTTTGCCGTCCTGCAGAAATGCCTCGTAAGCCGACGGATATTCGGCCAAGTGTTCCCCGAAAAGATAGTCCCGGTAGGTCGGATAGGCCGCAACCAGCGCCGGGTTGGCTTCTTCCGTAAAGACGCTTTCGCGGATGATCGTCGAGCTGCCCAGCGGAACGTTGGTACTCGTGCTGCCGTTCGTGCGGTTATACTCCAGAAAGGCATCATTGAGGCAGCCGGCCAGATTGGTGTCGATGCCGTTGCGCCGGCGCAGACGCGAATACGTCCCCGCGGGAATAATAATCGCAGTCGTTTGGTAGTCCACATCTTCCGCATGTTTGGTAAGCGTACAGCCTGTCGCGGATATTTTTTTGTAATTCTCGGCCGACGTATTGCACTCCATGACAATCGCGGCGATCTCATCCGACGCCGTGGCTTTCCATGAATATCCCGCGATTGTTGTGTCTGCGTTGATCTGCGCGGCAATACTCGCAAGCGTCGCCCCCGCGGGGTAGATAAATTCCGAACTCGTACTGTCAACGGTCAGCGTGAAATTACCTCCGGCCGAGAGATCGAAGCCCGAAAGCTTCACTTCATACGCCACTGCCCACTTGTAAAAATCCAGATGGCGCAGGGCGACGATGCGCACCCGCTCGCCCCGGCGTCCGTAGACCACGGCCATCGGAACGAGTTCCGGCGGCAGCCGGTCGTAAAGCAGTGTCGCGCCCTTGACGAACTTCAGCGTGCCGTCCGTTTTGTCGAAGACCGCAAGATCGCCGGCATCCGCGGCATCCCGGTCGACAACGACATTCACGCCGTCGTAGATCACCTCGCCGTCGTCTTCGACGTATGACACCGCCGACTGTGTGTCCTTGCGGTTCTTGTCGGCCGTGTAACCCGCCTTGTCGGCGTATTTGTTGACTTGAGACATGTTGTATGCAGTTTAAGCGTTCTTCCAGTCCGACACCGCGCCGTTGCCCACGGAGTGGTAGACCGCGTTGTTCTTCGTATCGACATAGAACTGCCCCGCGCGGTCGGGGGCTTTCGTCGGCGCACCCTCGCCCGTGACGACGAGGTTGTTGTCGCCCCACACGCCCAGCTTCTTCACCTGCAATTCCGGGATCAGCACTTTGCCCGAGAGCATTTCCATGAGCAGCCTTTCGAGGTGCGTCACGCGCTCTTCGAGCGTGCAGTCCGAGTGCGCGAGGACTTCGGTTATTTCATCGTCCGTGTCCGGTATAGGAGGCGGGGTAGAGCTCTCTCCTATTTCCTCCCCGAGGCGCACTGTGCCGCCCAACTCGGTTTTGATAGGCGTCATCTGGGTTTCCAGGGTTCCCGATGTCACGAAGTTCGGGTCGTTCTGCAACTGCGACAGTTTAGTGGGAAGCTCCGTGCGGTCGGCCTTGCTCTGAATCATCTCCTGCAATGCAAGTGTCAACTTGTCCCAGGATACGGTGTTGTTGAGCAGGGTGGCGCGGATTTCGGAGCCTTCGACCGTAACCTGTATCTCGGAACCGATAGAGCCGACATATACTTTCACGAAGTCAGAAACCGGGATGGAGGATATGGAGCCGTCGGCATTTACGAACTCGATAGATTGGGTATCCTCGTTGTAATGCAGCCCCATCATCTCGATAGGCAGGTCGATGATGAGCTTCGCACCGCCCTTTGTCGTGAAGGTCAGCTCGTAGGTTTTGTCGTTGAACTCCGGCAGTCCTACGCAGGTGTTGAGCAGTTCCCGAATGTCGGGATGCGCCGTGGGGGAGGTGTTGTGCCGCTCGATCTGCCCGCTGACGTCCGGGGTGGGAATTTCTGAGATCGCCTTGTCTGTATAGTTTTTGGCTTCGGTCAGTGCCTGCGCATCCCCGCCGGATATGTTGCTATTGAGCTCCTCGGACATAGCGTCAAACGTATCGCCGACATTATTCCATAGCTCCGACGCCTTTGTGTCCGTATACGACTTTGCCTCAGTCAGCGTGCCCGCTGCAGCCTCCGTCAGCTCCTTCTTGGACACCTTGTCGGACAACTCCTTCCTTATCTCCGTGTCGTCGTAGTTGGAGAGCCCGGCCAGCTTCTCCTTCTCCTGGTCGGTGTAGTCGTTCGTCGAAAGCCCTTTCCCTTCTTCCTTGTCGACCTTTTCGGCAAGGGCTTTGTCAATATCCCCAATTTTACCTGCGGCGTCATTTGCCGCTTTTGCCGCCTCGTTCGCGGCGTTTGCAGCGTTAATAGGGGCCTCGGCATATTCTTCCTCCGTAAGTTCGGAATTCGGGTTGTATTTCTTGAATGCCTCGTAAGCACTCTCGCCGGGCAATCCGACAACAAGGCTTGACGCCTCGAGGTCGACAGTTTCCGTTGTAAGGTTGCTTTCGTCTTCGCCACCTTCCAAGAGTGTCGTAGGAACCAATTCGAAGGCCTTGCAGTAGTCGACCGCCGTTTGCCCTCTCTTCTGCAAATTCTCCCACATGGTGAGACGGTACACCCCGATGGACTTCTGCATTGTGCCGCTAATGGTGAAAATCGCGGTGTTGCCTTCGGTGGTGAAATCGACGGGAATGTCCATATGCGAAGGCAAATGGACGAAGAGTTTCAGGTCGCGCCCTTCGAGTGCTACCTGCTCTCCATTGGTAAGTATCGGCCAATGTATCTCTATGTCCTTGCCTATCCGGATGCGTTTCATATTCCTTTCGAGCGTTTATTCTTCTTTGAGGACGGACATGATGCTGTCGTAGAAGACCGCCTTGCACATCTTTGCGGTATCGACGATAATCGATTCCTCCTCGTCGGAAACTTCGATGCCACCTTCGCTGTGGAGGATGCGGAATGCCAGGTCATGCGCTACGATGCCGTTCATGCTCATGTATATGGCATTGGCAAACTCTTTCCGGGCGTCGACAACAATATGCCCGGCGTGGGAAATGTCGGTGAACAGTTTAAATTCTTTTAAATTCAATACTTTCATATATCCTGTTTTTGTGTTAATATTGGCACCAGTTGGCTGTCCACATACTGTTCATATGATCCCACAATATGATCCACAGCTTACCCCAGTCCAGGGTAATAGTGGTGTTGTTCTGAGAGCTGGAATTCGTGCATATCCTGTGCTGGGTATTCCCACGCGTCAACTTGACATTGCCGCTGCCGACCTTTCGGATGAAATAAATCTGCCCTTGTTGTGGTGAAGACGGTAAAGTCAGCGTAATCTCGCTCGTAGCCGTACTGAACACCACGCTGTCCATGTCGGTCAGGGTTCTATCGGAAGAGGTTCGCACATTCCTCAGCCTGAAACCCGTTATGAACCCATTGGGGATATATAAGGCATGGTTTCCGGACTGACGTGCAGCGGTAGTGGTTCCATCCGATGATGCTGCTCCGGTGACATTTATATACACTCCGAAATTGCCTGCCATGCTGCCGCTGGCTACGCTGCGGCTTACTTCTGCTCTTATAGGCCCATAGAGGGCACCACCCGCTGATGCCGGCCAGGTGTCGACTCCAAGATAAAGATTGGTCTTACTGCCTGTAAACTTAATCAGATTGGAAGATAGAAGCATCTTACCGAAGCTGTCTGTGGATTTTAATGCTCCTTCGTCAATTGTAAAGTTGCCTATCGTTCCGCTCGATGCGTTGATAGTCCCTGTAATATCGGCTTTGGTGGCCACGAATGATCCGTCCTTAGCGACCCTGAACGGCGCATTCGACGGGGTATTGCTTCCGACGAACAGGGGAATATCGCCACCCACGAGCCCTGCGATGATGGTATTCACGGAAATGTCCGTCTTGGAATTGTGCACCACGAACTCCATACCTTGCAGGAAGTTGATGACGGCATTCTCTGCGAACAACAGGGGCGTATATATCGGCACCATGTCGTTGAGTTGTTGCCAATATGCCGACGCGGATCCCGCCGTCGGTTTGTTGGAGTTCGACGAAGTGTGCGTTTGGCTGCACTGGAATTTCAACTGCTTATTGTTCGCATAGATCGTAACTATGTCTATGTATCTGGGGCCATTGGAGACAAGGTCGAGGTCATTGCGGTATTCCACTCCCGATGCCCATTCCGTGAGGCGGATTATGCAACCCTGCAAGCCATCCTTGCCGGGAGCGCCGTCTTCGCCGGGGGCGCCATCATCACCTTTAGGGCCCTGCTCTCCCGATATGCGTACCGGAGTTGCCCAGCCTACCGTCGGGTGCAACAGATTGTCGTCGGCGTCTATTTCTGCCTGCGTCATCCACAGATATTCACCCGAAGAGAGCGACGGCGGGGTGTCGCTCCAACCTGCGGGGGTGCGATCCGTTTTGACCAGCGCCGGCGCCGTGGTGGTGCTATTATTCTTGGCGTATTTGAAGTCAGTATGCGGCCCCGGCTCCCCATCCTCGCCCGTTACGCGGATAGGCGTCGACCACGCCCCGGCCTTTCCGGTCGATGCGTCTATCGTAGCCTTGGACATCCACCATATACCGACACCAGTGGGCGCGTCACTCCATCCGGACGGAATGGGGTCGGAGGAAGTAGGCTTTGCTGGCTCCGTATCGCTATTTTTAAATACATAGGATGTCCAGTTTCCCGGTTGTCCGTCGTAAGAATACCGCGCCCAAATCGAGGGCGAGGAAAATGCGCCCCAAACACCTTCCACCTTGTTGCGTTTCGACACCCATTCGTAGCGATATGTGGCATCTACTCCCGTGGGGTCATCCGTCCATGGAGCCGGGGGATTATCGTATTCCGCAACATCGGGAACATCCGGAACGGTGCCCGGATCCTCGGTTTCCGTACGCGTGAATATGTATTCTACACCTTCACCATCCACACCATCCGCGCCGTCGAATGACCACTTCGCCCATAAGGACGCTGCTGAATATCCGCTCCAGTGTCCGCCTGTCTTATAGCGTACGCAAGTCCATTCGTAGGGGCGCTCGGAATTCGGGCCCGTGGGGTTGTTCGTCCAACCGCTCGGTACATATCCGTCTTCGTCGCTGCCAGACGGCGTATTCGGGGCCGTGTTGGAACTTGTGCGTTTGAATATCCATTCTACATCGGTTCCGTCGACACCCGGCGCTCCGTCGAACGAAAATTTTGCCCAAAGCGCAGGGTGTGTGAACTCGCCCCACGTGTCATTTACTTTCACACGCTTGCTGGCCCACTCGTAAGGAGTGTCGCTATCGGGCCCGACGGCATCGTCCGTCCACACCTGCCCGTCCGAGGTTTCGGAGGACGAGGGAATGTAATCGTCCTGCTGCGCGGTGGGTGGCTGTGCAGGGGCTTTGTATTCCGATGTACGTGCGAAGATCCACTCGTAATCCTTGCCGTCCTTGCCATCCGTGCCGTGTTCGCCGGATATACGCTGAGGATCAGACCATGATTTGACCTCTCCGTCGACAACGGTGCCGGTACACATCCATGTAGGACGTTGATCCGACATCGGGAGCGTCTCCGTAGTCCAACCTTCGGGCGGTATTTTAAGCTCCGTAGGTTTCGCCGGTTCGCTCTCCGATTTTTTGAATATGCTGACCGTTTCGAGCATCCCGTATCCGCCTAAGTATACCCACTCCTCGGCATCCTTGCCGGGCTCGGTCTTGGTGCCGTCGACCAGACAGCGCCAGTGCCCGTTGTTCCAATATACGTCGTCGTTGCGGTTGTATGTTTCCGTGGCGCTCCACACTCCGCGGTCTATGATCGTGGGCACCTCTTCGCCGCCGGGCGTGAATTGCTGGATGACGCCCGACATATAGATGTTGTTCAGGTATGCCGAATACCCCCTCATCTCTATTCCGAATATGGACAGGTTTGACAGGTCGCCATATTGCGCGGCGATATTGGACGCAGTGAACTCCCAATCGGAAACTCCCGTTAAATAACGCTGGTATGTCCGAGTTTCGTAGCGGGAGGTCTGCCGATCCTCATTCGAGAAGGAGCCATAGCCCACGAAGGTCATCGACGCCGCCGGATGATATTGGGTGGGGTAAGCTCCCGATACCGGGCGTAGTTGATACTTGAATGTCTTGTAAGTTGCAGTGTCCAGCTCTTCGGTGATGCGGAAATAGCAGGTAGCGAACCCGGCAAAGCGCCTGTTGCCACGGCCGTCGTCATAATCCGCGGTTGCATTCTCCGAAGTGTTCAAATTGTGGAAGATGCCCATACATATATCCCCGACCCGAGGACTTCCGATCTCGCCTTCTTCGAGCTTGAGGGTGATGGTTTGGGCCGTGGTGTCGACGCTTTCGATGATCCCGGCACTTGGAGCATACCACGTATCGCCCATGGATATTTCGACACGGTTGTAGCGGAGTTCCGGTACCTCCAGGAATCCCCGAAGTTTCAGGCTCTGCATCTCTGCGTTCCCTTTCTTGTCGATTATGCCGCCAAAGCCAGTCATGCCGGATGCGAACCCCCCGAACTGGGCACCGTCGTCAAAGGTCATTTTACCTTTGAATGTGTCCGGGAACTGTTTGTTGGCGAATTCCCATAGTGCACGCTTGGCGGAATAGGCATTGTAGTCTGCGGCGGCAGTGGAATCGTAGCGGGTGATAAGGTAGATTGAGGCTCCCGATTCGGTAACGCCTATGCGCTGTGCGTACAGGTTTGCCTTCACCTCCGATTCTATGTTGCCGATACGAGAATATGCCGTATTGTCGCCTACCGTATATGTGGCGATATATTCGTTATATAGTTTTTTTTCGTATCCCTGGATGCGTGATAATCGGCCGCTTTCTCCGAAGCGTGGATCCACAAGGCGAACCGCTTGCCCGGCATCGTAATTCTTCTTGTTTTCTTGGCAGTATACGGGATTAGTTTCGCAGTCGTATACGTCCGTGTCGCTGCTGTGTTTCGCGGCATATGATTCCCCGGCCTTCAAGAGCTCCTTTTCAGCCTCCTCGATCCTTTCTTTAGGTAGTTTTACGCCTGTTATGACAAACGTATCTCCAGGCTCGGGATGCAGGCTTTCGTTGGGGATGATAAGTTGGCTTTCACCGGATGATTCTACTTGCGCGATGATCTCGAACTTCTTATCAAATCCATCCTCCGGTTTCCACGTCTCTGGTTTGTAGTTTATACTTAGCTCAAAATCCCGCCCCATAAGACTGCCGCTCGTGAAGGTAGCACCTAGGGTTTCGCCTTTAATCATGTCCGAAGGCCGGAACGGCGTGTCTTTGCAGTACATGACATACGCCTTATCCGTTTGCCCTTCGATGATCTCCCGGTCTACGGTCTCAATGCTGGTGACAGTCTCCGTATTCTTGGGGTATATGTCATCGAAGAACACGACCTGCTCCACAATGTCGCTTCCCGAAAGACCAGGTATTGCGTCGATATACCGCTGTCCGTCCGGCAGGCGAAGCCGAATTTCAGATACATGATTCGTTTCACCTCCTTGCGGAGCTTGCCCATAGTCGCTTGTAAGATTGCGAGTAGAGCCAAAGACGTAGAACCGGGTGCCGTAGCTCGAATCATCCCCTTTCTTTGCGGGAATGTTTTTCACTACATTCCCCTGTCTGAACTCTTCGGGAGATCCGAAGTCCAGTTTGCCAAAGCATAACGATACGAGGTCGCCGTTTTCCTCTGTCCACCATTCCGTCTCAAAGGTCTCGGCAATCGTATTGAGGATGTCCCAGCACTTATCGCCATTGAACGATACAAGCTTCGTAGCTTTAGGATTGTCAACGGTGATCGTGCCTACCTGCCAGTTTTCGCCTCCGAGCTGCTTGTTCATGTTGGCGACGATCAGGGCAGCGAATGATTCGAGGTCGGCGGTGTTGTGGAATACGGCTTCCGGATTATCACCACCCAGCCAGAAACACACGAAACGCTTCATGTGGTTTTGTTGGGCCTCGAATTTGAGAGTATATTTATAGCCGCCGGTCTTGCTATCGAACTCAGGGCGTACCGTGGACATTATCTCGAACTTACGGCCTTTATATGTGATGTAGGAACCACGAGCAAATGTCGTTGGTTCAAGGAGATTAAAGGGCAGTTCGATATAGTAGTCACCCATGAGGACATATTTGATGATAGCCTCTTTGGTGACCGGCGCGTCCAATATTTCTGTTCCTGTCGGAGAATAAATAACCATTATGTCATCAAGGGCTCGACGATTTCTCAAGCCTCTGATGCAAATGTGCGTCTGTGCATTTTAATAACAATGAGGAGCAGTAAAAATATCAATAAAAAAGCAGGGATTTCTCCCTGCCCGAACATATGTTTTGGGACTTAAAATTAATCGTAAAATAAAATTGAGCCCTAAAATAACTATTTAGGGCTCTATACAGATGTTTCAATTTACACATTATACGGATAGACCCGTACGTCTATATCTTATTCGTGCTGCAAATATAATGCACGTATTAGCAAAATGCAAATTTTTCTCTGACTTTTTTACCCTCCTACACTACACCGTTAGGATGTAGTTAACTACACTTTGTAGTGAGGTTGGAAGGAAGGGAATAAAAACGCCCCGCATTTCTGCGAGGCGCCCCCAACGTGGTGTGGAAATAGTGGTATACGGGGGTTACTTTATCGGTGCCATCTTCTTTGGCGTTTGGACTACTTCGAATTGTCTTGCGAGGAAATCCAACCCTTTCTGCGTCACGAGGACTTTTATAACCGTGAACGATTCGTGGTTGTTGCGATCTATTAACTTCTCCTTTAACTCGAAATAACCACGGTTAATATACTCTTGCTTAGGCTCATTGCGATTGCAGAAGAATATGCCGCGTTCACGGAGCCGTTGAAAGAGCGTGTTGCGGCCGAAGGGAAGGTTCAAAATCTTTGCCGCCTGCCCGACGTCGATCTTCTGGTCTGTGTCCAGTACTTTATCCATTAGTTCGGCTTTCGGGGCGAGCGCTGCGACCTGCTTGTGTGCCTGCTCCAACTGTTGCCTCTGGCGGGCTATAGTGTCATTGGCTACCAGCACGGCACGTGCCATTATCATTTCGGGCGTGTCCGTCTCTTTGGCCGACATGTATCCGCCAGTCTTGCGGATCGTGGGGAGAACTTCATCGCACACCCAGTCCTGGAACTGTTCGGCCTGCGGGAGCTTCGACCGCATGACAAGACGGTAAACGTCGGATTCGGGGATGTATGAAACCACTTGCACGCCGCTTGTGGTGGGGGTGTCACGTTTCGTGACACCCTTACAATGGTCGCCTATTGCCTTGCGAGGATTAGCATATCCTAACGATTTTGCAACATCATTCGCAAGAAACATAGGCTTTCCATCGGTCATAATAATCCGTACACGCCCGAACTGTTCATTATTGAAGATTTGTATATTGTTCATAGCTGTTGGTCTATTTACATTGCGCGACATTCATCCCGCGGCCCATCTTGACCAGAATAAACGGGTCGATCTCTTTGATTTTGTTGCGGGGTGATTTTTCAGCGCCCAGCAATTCAAGATAGTAACCTTGTAGTTTGATATAGGCGTCCATTAGGTTGGAATAGCGCTCTTCGGCCTTGAAGTAGGCGCTTTCGAAATCTTGCGCTTTTCGCTCGGCTTCGATGCAGCGAGTTTGATAATCCGTTTCCGGAAGCGATTGTTTTTTCATAACTGTAAGCATTTAAAGTTTTTTATAGGCATAGGAAAAGCGGCTGCCATTTTGCGCTGCTTACAGTTTGATGAACAACCCCGAAGAGCATTCAATAACTACGCAAAAGGCAACCGCCTATCGTAATGGGCATAAAAAAAGCCCAATATGATTGAGCAACTGACCGCGTGCTCTGCGAGATAATTAAGTTATCAAACTGTAAGCGTTACAAATATGGGAAATTATTTTTAATCCACAAAGGATTTTGCACTATTTTTTATATCAGGAGTAAATTTTACTTTCAAAATTTGGCGGGGGAGGGGGAATTTCGTTATACTTGCATCGTTAACCCACTTATTCTATATTATGAAAAAACTTCTACTGCTGTGCGCGGCTATCGCCGCATTATCATTTGTCGGGTGCTCAAAAGGGGAAGACAACTCCAACAAGCCTGATGCACCCAATGAGTATGATGTTGAAATATACGTCAAAGAAGGAACCGTATCAGATAAACCTAAAGAATATAATACAGGTTTAAACAAAGTCGGAAATTCAGACAATATTTTTATAGCAACTGTTAATAACGGCATTATTACTGCACAGCATGCAGGATTTGCAAAAGTAACTGTTGGAGATAATACCTACAATACGATAGTAAAGTCTACGCTTAATACCTTTATTCCTCCTATTACTGAATTCTATAAGCCTCAAGATTATATAGCCACAAAAGAAACAAGAGAAAGATCAAAAGGTACTCATCTTGGACTAATATATTATGGCGAAAATGATTTAGTTGATAATGTGGCGTATTTGTTTGGGGATAATGATAGTTTATATGAAATAAGGATTAAATTAAACAAAGGAGATAAATCAACATTCGCTGTTTGTGCTACCTATCTTGGGCACTTATACAAACAAATTGAAGCGGAGGTAATAAATGGTGTATATAATTTGGTGTATATAGATAATTACAAAATAGAAGACGCAACATTCAAGGTGTATTTACCCCAAACATATCCGACAGGTGGGGTGATAACTATTAAATTCATCCCGTTAAAATAAATGTTCCAACCGAGGCATTTGCCTCGTTTTTTTATTTGTCCAGCATGGTCATTAGACCAAACGGTAAAATATTCACGCTTTTATTTGCAGGTCTAAATTTTTGGACTTATATTTGCAGTAGATAAAAACGAATAACGATGCCTACAATTTTAAATCTCTTTGGATTGCGATTCTATTTCTACTCTGACGAACATTTGCCAATACATGTTCATATCGAGTACGGCGACAACGACGCAAAGGTAGAAATCGCTACACGAGAAATAAAGTACAACCGGGGGATAAAAGCGAACGATATGCGCCGCGCGCTCGAAGTGATCGAGTTGTACGAGGCGGAGATCATCGCCAAGTGGCACGAGTATTTCGGAGAAGAGGAATAAACTGCAAAGTACAAAACATTATGATTATGGCGAAGATTACAAAAGTTTGGTTCGAGGGTGGCCGGATATACATAGCCACTAATGACGGCAAAACATACAGCCGCCCGCTGGAGTATTTCCCCATACTCAAAGAAGCTACCGACGACCAGCGCGAGGCGTGGAAAATAAACAAGTTTGGGGATGCCATCCGCTGGGAGGAGATCGACGAAGATATACACCTGTCGAGTTTCTACGCCACGGATGAACCGGACACAAATAATGTGATAGGGGATGTGTTCCGTCGGTTCCCGCAGTTGAATGTGTCGGAGATTGCCCGCACGATAGGTATTCACAAAAGTTTGTTGTCGAAATATATTTACGGCACCAAAAAACCATCTGAGAAACGCACGGAGGAAATATTAGATGCCTTGCGGCAGATAGGCCGCGATTTGGCACAAATACGCGCATAACGTGCGATAAAGGAGAGGCAACATTAAAACATGAGGTGAGGGGTGGTGAAAATCACTCCTCGCTTTTTTGGATATTCCAATTTGAAATTGTAAATTTGATTTACTAACTCACTAAATTTTATTAATATGAAGAAAATTTTACTTTTATTATCTGCATGTGTAGTATTGAGCAGTTGCGCCATCCAAAAGTATTCGCAAAAAACCTATTTGGCTGATTATAGAGAGTATACTGCTGATGGATTTACTATCACCCCAAGTTCTTCTGGGTTTACTTATGAATCCGTTGGTGATCTTAGTATTAAATTTACAATAGGCGTAAAAGATGGATATATTAATAAGGAGGCTAAATGGAAAGAAGAAAATGTATTTAAACCGAGCTATGATTATATGGTGGCTGAAATAGTTAAAGAGGCAAAATCTCTTGGTGCAAATGCTCTTCTAAATTTCAATATAACGCCTATTATTAGAGGAACCAAATATGGTGAAGTAGTAGATGGGTATATTGCTTCTGGATTTGCAGTAAAACTGAAATAAGCTATGAGAAAATTTTTAATTTCAATTATTTTAATAATTCCATTTGTCTTTACCAGTTGTTCTGACGATAAAGAAAATGGTGATTCACCATCACCAGCAGAAAAAGAAATATTACAGGTTCTCAATGGTAAATTTATTGGGTCTCTGTATAGTTTTACGACTAATACTACCGAAACGGAGGAAATAACATTTACCCCCTACTCATCAGCCCAAGAAAAAGTTTCTGTAATTGACGGTCGAGTTGTTGTTTATGGGACGGCTTATCTTGTTACATATTTCAATGACCACTTATTAGAAATAGCAGAAAATTGCTATTATTCTGTTAATGTGGATTATGATGGCGCTATTATTTCGTTTTACTCCTATTCAGAAAGTGGTGAGATTAATGGGAGAGAAGATAAACGTATAATATCCATAGAATCAGATAATTCATTTAAAATGAGAAAATATGGGCTGGCTGAAAATAACGATAAGACTTTTTATAAGAAATGAATACATCTGAATTCGCTCTAATTAGAATAAGCCGGGATTATTCCCGGCTTTGTTTTACAGTACAATCACAGTTCCGTCTTTCTTTATTGAATACTCGCCGCCGATTCTTACGATATTGAGCACGGCGTAGTCTTTGGCGGTGATCTTGGCCCGTGCGCCGTGCATCAGGATTATCGTATGGATGAATTTAGTCCCTGCCGCTTCTATAGTAGCATCTGTATCTCCGACGATACATACGTACTCTTTACCTTTGAGCGCGATATTTCCCGCATCTACATATACTCCCAGCCTTTCTAAACTGTCTCGGTTCTTTCTGAACACTTCGACCGAGGGGAAGTTGTGGTCTTGGCAGAACTCGATCCCTTGTGGGGTAAACATCAGTTTGATTAGCTCGGGGAAGTCTTGGACGCGGTTTATCTTTTTACAAGCGCCCGTTTGTAGTGCCATCGCCCGTATGGCATCTACACTCTTATTGTGTTGGGTTGTCATATATTTTCTGTTTCTGCGACCCTGTTTGCTGGGTTGGGTTCATTGAATTTTACTGTCAGTTGTGAGGTGGTAAGGTCTGCGGACATCATGTAGCTGCCTGAATTGCCCATGTAGGTCAAATGGTAAATATCCGCAGATATTAAAGGTACGCTAATGTCTATTTTGCCTCTTTTTAGTAGTTCTATAAAACTGTTGTAATTCGCCGTATGCTCTGCAAGCGTGTCGCCGAAGATCACGAATGTAAGCGTCAGATCGCGGGCGGCAACTTTCGGTTTTTCGGGGTAAATTACCTGCTTGCCGTCCTTTTTGGGGTCGTCATTCTCTACAAAATCTTTGAGGCTTGCCGGTGCTCTCAGACTTGCAATGAAACCCGATCCCATTGTGATACCCATTGCATAGGCATCGTAGCCGTTTATGAGTAAATCCCTTTTCATTCTCTTCCGTTTAATGCTTTGACTAAATAAGATTGTGCGGTGTCCAGGACATCGTAGCCTTTTGAGCTGACGAAAGAAGCGTAAAACATGCCATCGGCAAATACAATGCTGGTTCCCGACTTGTTGACTTCATCGAGCCACTTTTTGATCGCCTCAGCAGCTTCATCACCGTAATTCATTCCGCTTATGTACCGCCGCTTCTCCTTGCCGTCGTAGGTTACAACATATCCGAGGGAACTGCGAAGATTCCATGTATGGTTCCGATAATTGGCTTCGACCTGTTGGAGTTTTACGGCCTCTCGCGCCTTCTCATCCATGAAATCCACGACCTCACCTTGAATGCCGTCGATGAACTTGCTTAGGTCTGATATGTCTTTTTCAATCTTCATGGTTACAATTCACTCGTGTTACGTTTAATCGCCGCAATATCTTCTTGGATGCCTTGTAAGGCAACTCTCATGGCTGCTGTATTGCCGTTTATTTCCACAATTTCCATGTAGGTCATCACAGCATATCGGAGCAGCTCATTATTTACCTGTACGCAAGCGTACATGGCTGTTTCAATATTGGCCATAGATGTCAAAAGACCGATTATTGATTGCGTCTGCGCCATTACATAGCCGCGGATGTCGGTTACTTTGCCTTGAATGTCGGTGAAACGACCGTTTAATTCATCACCCGTATCTTGCGACATCGTTTGAAAGCCTCTTTCCGTGGCTTCCTGACGTGCTGCGCCAGCATTCCCAAGTAATTCTTTTGTTTCAGCGGGAAGGCTGTCCCAAATAGCTTGAAATTCCTCACCAACTTTGTTGAGATCGTCGGCAAAGTTTCCCATCGAATCAATCACACCATCAATCCCGACAAAAACTCCATCCTTGAACCATTTGGATTTATACTGGTCAAAAATATCTCCGATACGTTCTTCAACAAATTTGCTGACTAACATTTGTTTCATGATGTCAGCAACAATTTCGTCTACCTTTTCACCCCAGGCCTTAGCGGCGTTCTCACCTTCTAAAAACGCTTCTATGAAGGCATCGCCAAGCTCTTTTGCAATATCTTCTGCCGTGCCGCCGATAATAGTTTCTACAACCTCATTTATTATTTCAGCAGCTTCTTCTCCAAGTTCTTGAATTTGACGTTCCCATTCTTTTATCTTTGATTTGTCCGTTTTTTTCTTGTCGTTCTCTGCATTAATCTGCTTTTGAAGCAACAACTGCTGTTCTGCAAGATTGTTAAGTTTATCTCGGGTATCACTAAACTTATTTTCCCCCAGAAGATTGCTGTCTGTATATTTAAGGTTTGAATAGGCATCTGCTATACTTTTGATTGCCTTTTCTTCTATTTTAGCCGCGTTGATTCGCTTAACGATGGCTTCCCCGAAGGGGCTTAGTTTTCCGTATGCGCTCACTATCGCTTTCGTCGCATCATTGTAAGCGTCTTTTACCTTCTGAATAGCATTAAAAGAATTTTCCTGGAGCCGAATTGCATTGGCATTATCCAATTCCCATTGCAGTTGCTCAATTCTACCTTGCAGTCGGTCTATTTCCGCTTGTTTTTCATCATCATTATTAAATAGGCTGGCTATTTTAGTTGCTATTGTCAATACCGCTTGAATGATAGCAAGAATAACGGATGCTCTCTCAACAGCTTTGATCGCACTGGCAGCGGTTGTTGATGTCGTTGTAATAGCTGCCGCCGACGATTCAGTAAGAGTGACAATGCTGCTAATCATACTGGCTGCATTAGTTGCAATTTCGCCCGCCGCACTAATGACTTCGCCGGTAGTGCCCCCAACGGCATCACCAATACCCTCGAATCCATCTGCAATATCACCGAGTGTCCTCTCTAATCGCTGCCATTTCTTGATCGCATTATCTTTGGGGGCTAATTTTGTACTCGAAGCAGCTTTATCTACTGCATTAATTTTTGCTTGCGTCTGATTGATCTCACCGCGCAATTTCTGTCCTTGGGCACTATCTGATGAATCGAGGGCATTATATTCGGATTCCAGTGCTTGTAGCGATGCCTCCAGCTCTGCTTTCAGGGCGGATAATTCATCCATGGTCTTGCCTGTCAATTCTCGTACCCATTGCCCGGCTTGTACTTCAATTTCTGCTACTGCTGCATCTCGCTCGGCTTCAAGTGCCTTCCGTTCTCCAATGCTACCAGCCTTTTCGATTTTACGGTCGTAAATGTCTTTTGTAGCTTGCAGTTTTTCCCGGAAGGTTCCATATTTTTGCAGATATTCATCCCAAGATTGAATTTCTTCGTCGAATTGCGCTGAAAGTTCGGCATGACCAATTTGCCCCACCAATAAAGCGGTTCCACGTTCTTTATTCCGCTGTTCTTCATTTGCCTCTTTCAAGGCTTCCGTGTATATTCTAACACCTTCAGCCGCTTTGATATTGTCAGCATAATATACCTTTTGAAGGTCATGATATTTTTCGCCGGCAGACCCATCGGCAGCCACGTTGACTGCGATAACTAAACCTTTGGTGTCTGCGGCAAGAATATTCTGAGCTCCTTCAAGTTTTGAGTGTATGTAATCATCCAATTCCTGTGGAGACAAAATGTCCCCATTAGGCAGGATTGGGGTGACTAAAATCTCAGTCACCTTTCCCTTGGCATCCAAAATACCATATTGGCTGCTGAAAACGGTGGCAATACCCTCTCCGGCATCTTCCCAGCCTTTTTTTACCAATTCCGCCGCTTTAACAAGTGGGCGCGCCAAATGATTTACATTCCCTTTGTACTGCGCAATCATCTGCTGTCCGGCGAGGAATCGTTCAGACGAAGTATCATTTTTATATTGGGCATCAATTTCCTTTTCTTGTAACTCAAGCAGCTTTTTTTCGGCTTCTTGTATGGCTCGGGCACGTTTCTGATAGTCGAGGTCTATTTGCGCAAGTTTCTTGGCCGTGCCGTCCTTCATGGAATCTACCTCCGCCTGCAATGCATCGTCCCGGAGCTTTTGCAATTGCTTGGTGAGCTCCTTTAGATTGCGCTCTTGATCGGATGCGGCTTTTTTTGCTGCGCTTTCGGCCTCTTGGCGGGCTTTTTCCGCCTTTGCATTAAGTTCATCCGGCGTTAAGGCGGTGTACAGCTTTTCTGCTGCGGGGGTCAATTTTTCGATGCCGACATTTATTGCCGTGATAAATGCATCTACATCACCTTCATAATCTTCATTAATGCGCTTCCATATAGTATTCCCTTCCTCACCAAGCTTCGATAGTGCGCTAATAAATTCTTTCCGGAATTGGGTTATGTTTGTTTTAGCCTCTGCAAAAGTTTTAGCACCCCAAATAGCGCTTTGGCCACCCTGACCCAAATCCATGTATGTCTGTATTGCCTTATCATATTCTTTTCTGTACTCTTTCAGTGCATTAGAATAATTGGTATAGGCATTCCCTGTTTTTTTGATGCGTGCTATACTCTTTTTGTCCTCTGTAATAAGTTCTTGGGCAGCCTTCGCCTCTGCGACCTCGATAATTGCGTCGCGCAGGTTTTCATAAGCACCGACAGCATTCCCGACCATAACCTGTTCCGCAGCCATATTGCCGAAGTAAGCGGGGTATATGTCTTGCAGTTTTTTGACCGCTTCGGCTCTTTCTTCATAGGGCTTGGAAAGGTCTGTCGCAGCCCTATACAGCAGATTCAATTTGGTTAATTCGGATTGAGCCGACACCGAACCTTGAGCCATAGCGGAATTAAAGCGTTCGAGTGCAGCGGCAGAGGCGTCTATCGTCGTTTTACCTTTGAACAGCGACGCTACCCAGTTGGTTATCTCCTTGCCGTAAAGGGTAAGCACGGTTACGCCGGCCACAAGCAGGGTTTGCCAGGAGAAGATCGACGATGCTATCTGTTTCCATACGGGCGTGAAGGTTTGCCCGGCTTTCTTCAATTCATCAACCGATTTCTTCGCCCGTGCTATTTCATCGGCCAGCATCGGCAGGTTGTTGGATATGGCGGAAAAGAATATTTGCGGGCCATATGCCAGTGACGGCAACTCGCGGGCAACTTGCTGAATTTGGAATCCCAGCATATTGAATCCCGAGGCATAATTGCCGACATTGCGAGTATGGACGCCCATCGACGCATCCAGTTCTTTGATCTTCGTGTCGAGCGATTCGATGTTTTTAAGCATCGTTTGCCCTTGCGCCCCCTCACGATCCGCGGCGCTCATATTTTTATACACCGCACGCATACGGGTAAGCGCCTGGGACATTTCGTTGATTGAGCCGATGGCGGTCTGCTCCAATTTGATTTGGTTGGCAAGCTCCCGCCTCAATTGGGATATTTCCTGCTTGTATTCCTCGATAGATACGGCAGCGCCCAATACTTGCGCCCTTTTCTTTGCAGACAATTGCCCGTTCTGCTGCTCTTCCTTATTGAGCGCGGTGACATCCGCTTTTAATCGTGCGATCTCATTTGAATATAGCCTAATTTGAGCTATTGCCTTTGTTTTTTCGTCGTTAGCGGCTTTCAGCTCACCAAGCAGGTCATGGTATGCCGCAGTTTCGGCCTGGGTAGCCGCTGTTCCTGCCGTAGAGTTGCCGCCAGCAGTTCCGGTCGTGGCCGATGCGGCAGCCTTGGACGCCGCATCCATTGCCTGCTGCTCCATCTGGGCGATCTTGCGCATTGTCTGCTCGACACGCGCCTCCATCTCGCCAATTTTGCGGTTTATGACGTCGAATTCCTTTGTACTGTCCGGGATTTCGGCCAGTACATGCCGCAACCGCTCAAGCATGGTAATAAAACTCTTGAGTTTATCGGTTTCCGCGTTTATTTTGAATGATAATGCGCTCATTGCTGCTCTTTATTGCCTCTTTTCTTATTGCTTCTTCTTCGGGCCATATCGGCGCCCGATCCCCGCACTATTTTTTCCTCGTCCCCTACGAGCGTGCGCACCTTGTCGGTCATCATGAGTAGCATGGTAGGGTAGTTTATGCCTTGGAGGGCTTCGTTGTAGGAGATGTTCAACTGATCCATCATCGTTGCGATAATGCCCGTTATCGTATTATTCCCGACGGTTTCAGATACTGTTTTCCGGCGTGTTTTGTCGATCTTCACCGAATCGAACAAGTCTTTGCCCGATACGATGTCGGCTATTTTCATGGTCGCGGCGGAAATCTCTTCACAGGTGGCATACCGTTTGGCGTACCACAGGAATAGTTTCTGGCACCATGAGCGCCGAAAAAGCAGCTTGGATATTGTTTCCATGGAATATTTTTGCCTTCCAGAGATTGAAACGTCTATTTTCCCTCCGGCGAATGCCCTTGCCAAATCTTTCACGAACGGCTGGTATACCCGGAATTTCAGCACCCCGAGCTTTACCGACGCATGATGCGTATTCAGCAATGACCTGGCGACAATATCCGCCGATTTACTCATGGTCTTTGGATATTGTTGCGGACAATCCCTCCATTACGGCTGCAACCGAGGCAATATCCTCAAGGGGTATCATCAGCAGTATTTTCTGGTAACAGTCGAACAACTCGTTGAATGTGCCCCGCTTCATGAATCTGCGGCGTAAAAACCACACCCTGACACCCGCGAATATGTTGCGGCTGCCGACAACCGCCAAGGCTATACTATGCGCCATCGCCGATATACATGCCTTACTCTCGTCCGGATCTTTGTTGACATCCCGCACTGTCATGATGCGCGTTGCCGTCATGGGGGACATCTTGTATACAGTATATCCCTTCGATGCGATGCGGATACTGATAAACTCCAATTTCATAAGATTGATTTTAAGAAATAGGGGTGAGGGGCACACGCCTCCCACCCCTGGACTGCTGATGGCTTGGAGGTTCTTATTCGACGTTCACCTCCGAAGAATCGAACCAATATTCCGACGAGACCGCCGTATTGTCGGGTTCCAGGGCAGCAGCTGCTACACCGATACCTACGGCTCCCTCATTGTTGGTGTTACGGGCGATAACCGAGGCCTTCGGAAAGACGCAATACTGGTTGTCTTCCGTCAGGGCGATCATGCATTTTTCAATGCGCGTGACGCCTCTCGCACGTTTCCATGACGTCTCCGACCCCGTGCCGCCCATGAAAGCCGCCTTGGTTTCATAGTCGTATTGCCCGATGGTAAACGACATCTGAATGTTACCCATTTCGGTGTCTTGGCGATATACGCCATTGGTGAGTTGATTCCTGTACTCCGTCGTAGACGGCTCCTCCTCTTCGATGCTCCATGTGTCTTGGTGGATGTTCTCCACCTGTTTCGTGCTGACATCTTTAATGATGGTTGCCAGAAGGGTACCCGTAAGATCTCCTGTGACCTTCGCGGGGTCTGCATAATACAGCTTCTTGATTCCTACTGCTATTACTTTTGCCATTGTTTTAGTTGTTTTTAATGTTTAATACTCTGAATAGTACTCTGATGTAGATATAGTGGCATCCGAGGTTCACATCTTCTTCGCGGCCGATATTCTCATACCTGTACCTGTATGCGGATCCGTCATAAGTACCGTATGTCCATTCTTTGAATCTCGCCTTGGCTGCCCGTTCGAGTTCGTCCAGCCGTTTTAGGTTCGCTTCTCCCTTGATGTCGGGGACGCACAGGTTTACAGCAACAAAGCAATTTTCCCAATACGTGTCCGACGTCTGCTCGGGTGGTGTGATGACGACGATACGCTCTCTATTGACTTTCCCCTCGGGGATAGCCCATGAAGTGTGCATGTCCTTTATCCCAACCCCCTTACACGCCGAGAACAGTATGTTGCGCGCGTCTCCCGTTGTAATCATATCCAAAGGTCTGAAGCGTTGAAATAGTTGTTTACCTTGGCTATTGCCACAGAGCCTTCGCCCCGTACTGTGCCGGTCGCCTTGTCAATGCATTTCACGTAACCTCCTTTGGGTACTCCTCTCCCTTCGTAGACGATGTGGTATTTCGATTGGCGCACCTCCCCGTTCTCTGATACAAGGCGGACGGTTGTGTCGTCGTCGCAACGACAATCACCTATTTCCTGCCATGCATCATTTTCGGACATAGCTATCGGACGTCCCAGTTCGTCGTATTGTTTGGGAAGATCGATCCTTAAATAGAGTATGTGGGGCGCGAAATACATATTACCACAAGTTCGAAGCATCCTTTATCGAGGACAGACCAATAGAGCTGCTCAATTCTTCGCCGGGCGTGATGCCATATTGCCGAAGCATCAGTTGTGCCCGTTGCTTCATGGCGCTTTCAGACCAGGACGCCGAATGCCCGTTTTCGCTTACCGACAGAGGGTGCATTATCAGGCTGTCGATGAACTCAGATACGCGCTTGGCGATTAGTTGTTGCTGATGGTCGCTACCCGCCAGGGAGTTGGGATCGTAACCCCATTCCCTGGCGAAGCGGCGAACGCCATAGTCGGAGATGGTTCCGACCATGCTGAACTCCTGATGTATGCATTCTGCGACCGTCATGCACTCCTACGATTCTACACTCAGCGAGTAAATACCGTTGATTTCGGTAATGACGGGCAAAGAGATGGATTGCGCCTTCGTGAACTCCACGCCGTTCGAGTTATCCGTCTCGCCTTTGCCCCACTGCGAGATGCGGATGCGTCCGTAGTTGGAGTAGGCAACTCCCGGCTCGGGGCGAAGCTCGTTGTCTGCGTAGGCGTTTTTGATAACGCCGAGACGACCCTCCGGCACGAATACGAGGCTCTTGTCGTTCCATGGTTTGTATTCGCGGATCTTGCCGTTGTCCTGAATGCGCGTCATCCGTCGGATCACCTCGAATACGGGCAGGCCGTTCGATCGCATAAACTCGTTTAGGTTGGCCAGCAGAAGTGGTGACGATGATTTGTCCGTGCCGAAGATGACCTGCTTCATCTTCTTGCTGCGCAGGATGTACGAAAGCCGCTTTTGATCCAGAAGGATGCGGTCGAAGGTCACCTTCTCCTGAGCTGCATCGACAACGCCTTGGATATCCTCGAATACATCGACCGTGTCGATGTTGCCCTCCGTCCACTGTGTATCTGCTGTGGCGATGTTTTCTTGCGGCATGCCATAGTCGATATTGCCTCGCACACCTCCTTCGGGGTTGTTTTCCTGAGTGAATGAAAATACCCCTTTGTTCGAGAGGGCACCCAAGAAGATGATGTCTATTTTGGCCTGTACGGATTCCACGACCCGTTCAACGCCGCCCCACATGAGGTTTACGAGCTGCTGTTTCTTTGCCTGATCCGAGATCATGCGTGAATCCAACAGCTGGAGCACCTTCCGATAGTCTTCAATGGGCATCGGTAGGGTCATTTGGTGAATGAGGACTTTCTTGGCTATTGTAGCCAGTCCTTCAGATCCCATAATGGGTTCCTTGCCTTTCGAATCCAAGGTGGCGGCAGCTACGCTCAGATTATACGATCCGATGATCTCTTCGAAATTGAGCCCTACCGAGGGGGTGTCCCACTCCAGAAAACGTTCGTAGACATTTTGGTCGAACAAGCGCTTGCGCAGTTCAGATGCTGCGTCGATGCGAGCTTGCACCTGCTTGGTCAGCTCGCTGAAAATAGAAGAATAATATACTTCGCTCATTGTTTACCTGTCTTTTACTGTCTGATGTACTTGATTTCAGGGTTGTTTTTCATACTGTAGCCTTGCAGCCAAGTCTCGGGGACGGGGTATGCTACATCCTTGAGGATTCGCGCCCCATAAGCTGCCGAGACAGTCGGAAATCCATTGGCCTTGGTGTATTCCTTTGTCGTTTCGATGACGGCGTCCGGAATTTCATCCCCTCCGAGCAGATCAGCGCCTGCTACTGCTTCTGTCATTGCTGCGCTTAATGTGATTTCGTCGTATGATTCGTTGGCGGTGCTAATGCTCTTGATGGTGCCGGAGGAAGCGCCTACTTTGACGGCATCGTTGATCTGGAACATAGAGCCCTTGATGACACGCGGTTTGGTTGTGGTACCGCCCTCTACGATTCGTGCCGATTTGCAGATGGTGCACTCCATGTTCTCGAAATCGAGTTTGATAGGCGTTCCCTCTTTGAGTATCGTGCCTTCCGGATAGGTGCCCTTCACGGCGAAATCCCCCGGCAGCACTTCGCGCTCTCCGCGCCAGAATACCGGGAACCCGCCCTTAACTTGTGTCTTTTCGAATTTAATAGCCATGTTTGTTGTTGTTTTTATTTTGCATCCGGCAGATTTTCAGCCCACATTTTGGCCTCTTCTTTGCTTTGAGCCTCAGATGTGGAGAGGGGGAATGCCGTTTCCTGCCCCTCAAGCCCTGCGGCAACGAATCGCGTTTGTATAGCCGCGAACTTTTCTTTGATCTTCGTTTCGTCCGGCTTTTCCTCGTTCATCGCAGAAGCGAGCGCGAGGATGTCGTCTAACGCTGATTCATTGACGTTTGCCGCTTTGGCTGCTGAGCGAAGAAGTGTGTCCCGTTCGGCCTTTACACGCGCTGCTTCCAAGGCATCGTACTTTGCTTTTACAGCATTTTCACGCTCTTCCTGCTGGCGTTTGTAGGCTTTGAACCATTCGGGCTCTTCGCTACTGGGAGGAGTATTCGCCTGCCGCTCCCCTGTGGCAGGTTGCTCGATAGGCTTCCCGTCTTTGAGGTTATGCCGCTTCTCGTAGTTCTTGACTGCGGTCTGCTGCGCATCCCCTGCACGGTAGTCGCCGTAGCTGGTTAACACGTCCTGAAAGCCAATCCCCTCTGCTATGGTAGGTAATTGTGCTTCGTCCGTTACATTCTCCGACTTTTTCGTTGCGATTCGGTCGAGGATCGCATTGTCCACCCCCGTAAATTTGGTTTGGAGCAGTGCTAAAAGTTTTTCTTTCATATTATTTTAATTAATCTCTGTTGCAAAGATTTCGACGGGCATTTTAATAACAATGGGCAGGATGGAAATTTATACTTTTTTTGTACGGTAATTCAAAGCCTCTTTTATGCATTCAGATATCCAGCCGACCAAATAACAGAATGGCTCTTGGTTACTGCAATCAATGCGTCCACCGATATAATCGAATATCTCCATAGCCGCATGTGTAGATTCGTGGCAAACGTACTGGATATTTTGAGCGTTCGCCTTTGTGGCGAACCTGATAAGAACTCCACCCCTTTTATTTGTGATGTCGTATGTACTCTGCGTATCCGCCGCAGATGTGTCGTCCATATCTGTTATATTTTCAAACCTATCGCTTATTGCAGATGCGCTTTTTTCACCTATTACCACCCAAATTAACCGAGGATAAATTTGCGGATCAAATTGATGTATAATAGCCTTCATTGTCCTAAAAGTTTTATTCAGTCGGGGTGTTGATACTTGAATTCTCGTCTTTTTTGGTCGAAAGGTTTGTTTTTGCATCCTCGTAGATGCTTGTGGCAGAGGCTTCTTTCATTTGCCTAATTCTTTCGATTTCCTCTTGGTAATTATCTGCAACACCCATTAATTTTACAGATTCCTCAAGTGAAAGCACTCCATCTGCATAGGCTTTCCCTATGGATTGCCACCTTGCAGTAATGTCTTCGTTGAAGGGCTCCGAAAATTCATGCTCGATCTTGAGGGTGGCGAGTTTGTCTCTCATATGGATATGAGTTACATTCATCATTATCGCCAAGATTAGGTTCTTTTCCCGGTCGACGAGTTCGTCGTATATCTCTTTTCGATTATCACGCTTGATATATCCGAGAACCATTGCGCGCTTAATGGCTTCACCGGACAAAGTCCCCAATCCGACCATTTTTTCTGGGGTGAACTCCGGAGTGAAAGTATCGAAAAGTATAGATTCTTTTAAATCCGACTTTTCCTGCTGCCTCGTTTCAGACGACATAGGTGGATTAAGGTATTCAAACCGATCATCTTTGCTTGACAACTTAATCCCTTTCCCTGGAGAATCAACTGTGGGAAGATTTTTGATAACCGCTGCGGTGGCAATGTACATTGGATCCGCAAAGTAATTGTTGGTGTCTGCGGTTTTTGAGTCAATACTTTCTTCCCGATCAATTCGGGGCTGCAATCCATCCCATGCCGTATTTTGCTTGTAATAAATGATGTTAATTTTACCAGTCGGATTAAGCACTGGGGTCACATCCCAACCTATTTTGGCTTTTCTTCCCCGGAATATAAAAGTGGGTGTGTGAATGTCGAAATGCTCTACTGTTCCGGCGCCCTCCTTCAAATAATACCCACATCCAAATGCGAGGAGGTTACCATATTGGTCGAACATGGGGCGCAAGGTATATCCGTTAGACTTCGACAGCACAACTATTTTCACCCAAGGAAGCCCCGTTGCCTCGTCCCTGTAAATGTGATACAGCTTTGCACTTTGGGTTTCTGCTCCGGCCAGCCGTTTAGCCTGTCGCATCTTACTGTCGAATCGTATTTCTCGAAGGAATTGTTTGTAAGCCGAAAATGCATCGGCATCACCGGATTCGTCGGATACCTTCCATTTTATCGGATTTCCAAGCAGGAAGAACAATTCTACCTCATTTATATAACGCTGTCGAGTGCGGGGCAATTTCTCCGTGCGGTAATCTTCCTGTCCCTTTCTCGTTTTATTTCGACGCTTCATTATGGCGTGAAGTTTCGGATTGTACTCGTATATTGCCTGCATTGCTTCCGCGTCATGGTTTTCCATCAAAGACATCGCCTGACTGATGTCTTTTGCCTTGATAAGCTCCATTAAATCCCGCTCAACACCTAATGCATTGAGCGTTTTATTTTGGAAAAATGTAAAAAGGCGATCTAAAAAGTTCATTGTTTACCAAATATTAATATCACTTAAATCATCGTCTTGTATCGGTGTGCTGCGCTTTTCAAAGCATCCGGTCAGCGCATCGGGGGCATCGTCATGCGCATTGCCCCCTTCTTTCATGTATCCCATAATGGCCTGATAGAATTCCGGCCATCTCTTATCCCAATTTGTCGGGAAAAATGTCATGTTGTTGACGTCTGCCGACTTGGTAAATATGCGCACCTGCTTATTATCGGTCTGGGAAAAGCAACTAACCGTTGTGTGGGTAATGTTCATCTGGCGAAGGATGCGTTCTACATTGCGCGCAAAGCCCCGCCCTCCGTTATTGCTTTCAATATTAGCCCATTCCGTCCTGTTCCTTGCAAGCATTTCGGCCGTCTTGGGTTCGGTATACTCCATGGGCTTTTTTGTGTAGAGTACATCGGTCACATAATTTCCCTCGGGTAATTCGTCGTAACATATCGAACATAGATAGTCGCTTCCCGTATCTGCCGTATCGGTGTAATTCTTATGCGTGCAATCTTTGGAGTAGGGGATAACGTCGTATGTTCGGAATTCACGATACATTAATCCCTCAAGCGGCTTGGGATTCTGCATATACTGGGTCTCAAATATGAAGGGATCCGCTTCTTGGTATCGCTTTAATTTATCAAGCGCGAACCGATCCTCCCAAAGTGCACGTTCGGTAGGTAGCCCTGCATCTAAGATTGCGGGGAATTTGACAACATCCCATTCTCCACCTTCCTCTATCATGCCTTCAAGCTGCAATAAGTATCCGCAAAAATCATCTGGAGCGAGCCTTTGAGCTGTTACAATGACCGGGGTACGAACGTCATTAAGACGGTTCTTGAATGTAGAAGTCCACAGTTCGCCAATACGCTCTTTGGTAGTACTGGAGTAGCTATCCTGAGCCTTCATCGGGTCGTCAATACTCATTGCACCGCTGAATTCTTGTGCTCCCAGTTTACCGCATCCAAACCCTGTTATTTGACCCATAAAGGGAGCCGCATACATTACACCCCCGCTTGAGGTGGATATACTTCCTTTGGCATTGTTGGACAGTTCGACATTTGGGAAGAATGCGCGGTAATTGGGATCCTCCATGATCCTCCGTATGTTCGTAACATTCCGGGTAGTGAGTTGATCGCTACTCGAAAGATGCATGAACTCGGAACGCGGATTGATGGCAAATCCTATCGCAGAGAAAGACACGACGGCTAACTCTGTTTTAGAATGTCGCGGAGGAATGTTAAACATGAGCCTATTAGTCGGGTGTTCTCCACGGAGTACTTGGTCGAGTTTATGGCATATTATTCGATGATGGGGCGCAATCCGAAAAGGTTGTTTGTTCACAGCCTCGAACATTACAGCCGTAAATGCCAAACACCCTTCCTTCAACAAGAAGTCACCTACACTGGAATAATCAGTCATCGCTCCTGCTCATTTGTATTAATTGAAAGAAACGATCTGTATTGAATGTCGGCTGCGGAAGGTCATTACCTTTAGTGTCAGTGTTGGCAGTTTTCTCCGGGGCATTGTATCCGAGCATGCGGTTGATGGTTTCTATCGCCTTGCTTTTGTCCATCAATTCCACGACGGGGCTACCTGAACGGTCAATCTTTATGGACTGGATTAAACGCCGTTTTTCAGGCGGAAGAGATTTTAGGTCTTGGAAAGAAATTGAGGGAACCTGCCGTACGCCATATTCGGTTTTCATATCAACCATGTCGGCATCGACAAAGTCGAGTACGTCGGCATTAATGATGGATACATTAAGCCGGATTAGCTCCTCTTTGGTGATAAGTTCTTTTTCGGCTAATTGGGCTTGAAGTTGTTTTACCCTCCCCGTAACCTCCCCGTTTTGAAGTAGCTCGCTCGATCTTTTCCATACCGTTTCATCGCTCATTTTCGAACACTCATACGCAAAGCGATACGCCTCGGATGCGTTGCCGCACTCGAGGTACTTGTTGCAGAACTTCTCCTGCTTTATCGTCAGCTTCCCTTCTGCCATGAAAAACAATCTCTCAGGGCAAAGGTGGGAGCAGGCATTTTAATAACAATGGATTCCGCCCCTAATTTTTGAGGCTTTTATCTTTGGACGGATTGTTCTAAAGGTTTGTGTTTTCTCTATGATGAAACCTTATTTTGGCGGCCTTCATTGTCCTAAAGGTACAAAAAAGCCCCGACAGATGCCGGGGCTTTGGGTCATTGAATATTGATATGTCCGCCTGAATTATCCAAGTATACGCGCACATTCTTGGATTCCCGCGTCCCGTTATATTCAGTGCGGGTTACTTTTAATAAATGGCTATCGGCTTCCTGTTCTAAGTATTCAACTGCATACCGTGGCGCTTGGTCATAGGAACCCGTATATTCATCGAAAATCACTACTTCCTGAACGTCGGATAGTTCGCCATGATCGTAAGCCACTAATTTGATTGACTGACCTGGACTTGTATACGCGAGCCAGGATTCTACATCATTAGGGTTTATGAGTATGCGAGATTGCGTATAATCTGCAGTGGCGAATGCTGCCCCTATTATATCAAATGCTGTTGTTGGGGGACGCGGAATCCATCCATCGAGGCTATTTAAAGTAAATTCATAAAATTTGTTTCCGCTCGGTATCTCATAAAACCATATGATGATACTCGAATTTTCATGCATATCATCATAACTATAAAAAAATAGACAATTGTTAGATAATTTTCCTGTATTTATATAACCATCATAATGCGAAGAAGCAGTATCCAGCACTTTATTTCTGGTCGTAGTGCCGTCGACCCTATATATTACTAAGTCTATTTCAGTCCTACGATTTCGCTTATCGCTGTATGTTATTGGTATTGTGAAGTAATCATCTCCGAATGTTAATTCATCTGGCAGGATGGTTGTAATCTCATATTTCACTTCCTCCCCATATTCTGTATATCCGACTGGTTTCCCCCAGTCTGTATAATCATATATGCATTTATGAGTAAAGTAATCGAATACTCCAATCCAGGCATATGTGTCATCTCGCTTGCCCAATATTACAACATAATCTTTACCCCATAATTCCCTAATTGGGTAGGTAGCAGTATCATTGTTGTTGGAATCATAGTCTCCCCAACAACCTGTAATAAATAATCCTTCCGTATCAATATTGGAAAAGTCGAATTTCTTGTTGTATCCACTTAGTGGATCAAAGCCATCATCATTATTGCTTTCTGATGTGCAGGCGCATAATGTTAGTCCGGCAATGAATAGTAAGAAGTGCAATAACTTTTTCATGAGTTTATGAATTTACCCCTATCGAAATGAGTTGGTAAGAAAAGAGTAAAAAATATTTGTGCTATTGAAATAAACCGAAGTTTTTATGTTTTGGTCTGCGGGCGCCCCGGTCATTTTTAAAGGAGACCGTAATCTCCTTTAAATGTGTAGCTCGATTATATGGATCTTATTTTGGGTGGTTCTATTTTATCATATTGCTTCCGCTCTAATGAAGATGGCATAAGGCTAATTAGAATACCGCTATGCCTCTTTTTTTTGGGCGACATCGCCCTTGCTTTTCGCTCTCTCTTCTCGGTACAGGTCAATTAAAGCCCCGTTTTGCCGAATCAACTCCTCGTTTTGGCGGAGTAGTGAATCTAAGAATCTCTCCATAGTTTTTGGGTTATTTAGTTCAGCTTTCGGTGGCGTGACGTCTTCGCCTCCTTGGCTGACAGGTTGGTCGGTAGTTTTGAGCATGGGCTCTTCTTCGTATAGGAGCCAGTTTCTATTGATGTCAGGAAATTTGTTTAGAATTTTAGAGATTCTGTCAGGGCGAGGCATTTTGCTCCCCTCTTTAAAATATCCATTTGAAAGCCCCGCCTGTCTCTCAAATTGCGAAACAGAAATCCCTTTATACTGACAATACGCTTGGATTCTCTCTTTAAGGGTCATGATATCAGAGGCTTAATATTATTTTAAAATCGTATAAATATTATTTATGCAAATATTCTAAGAAAATCATCGAATTCTTAGAATTATATTCTATATTTGCAATGTGAAACCCACAAAGCTGATACAAATATACGATTTAAGATGAAAAACGCAAGCGTGGGGACTGAATATTTGACGATTGTACCTTTTTGAAGGTAATAAAAACGGACAACGCGATGAAAGCAACTTACGACAAATCGAAGATCATGAAAAACGCCTGGTATCTGAAACGTGCCAACACCTCGATGTCGTTCTCGGCCTGCCTCAAGAAGGCTTGGCGCAATGAGAAGTTGGCGATCATGACGGCGAAGATCGAGAACCGCCCGACGGAGCAGCCGAAGGCCACGGAGTACCGCCCCGAACTGCTGAAAGTGCCGACAGGTTTCTATGGTGTCCGAGGAATGTACTATGGTGACTAAAGCACGATGCAATATGAACGAAGTAATTCAATCGACTGACCGCTTGACGGCACTACTCGAGGAGCAGGCCGCCTGCATTGAGCGGATCATGGCAATACTGGACAAATAATATGAATACTGCAAATCAGCGCGCTGTAAAGTTGCCGTTCCAAGAATATGTTTCTACACTTGGGAAGACTCGCAAAAGTAAGTTGTGGGCAGAAATTCGTCTTGTGACAGGAAAGGACAGGACAACAATATGGCGATGGGCGCACGGACACACCCGTCCTGACAAGTCAGACAGGGATAACATAGCATTCTGTGTATATAAATTCTCTGAAAATAGGTTCCCCGGCGACGCATTATTCCCAGAAGATTATCCATACAAAGGTACCCATGCAAAGGTTAAATAACGTAGAGTTTTTTAACTCACCCGAAGGAGAGGTGCAGATTCGCGACGGAAAGGGTGTCCGCACATATATGGAAGAAGAAAAGGAGCTCACCGACGCATTATTCTCGGTAATTGAGATTGACTACCCGCAGGCATTCAAGGCGCTGTCGGAGATTTACAATAAGAGCAAGGTGAATGCCCCCTATTTCAAATACAGGTGCGCACACCGGTTTATCCGCTGCAACTTCGGGATGTACGACAAAGTGCCCGATGTGGACGAATTAGGCCGGTTCAACTTCGAGAATGTTGCTTGTCCGCTGGTGGGGGAGTGCAAATACTATAAAGTAATCTGTAACCCAGAGTTTAATACTAACCTGACAATGCGGGAGAAAGAGATTGTCCGCCTCTATAAAGAGGGGTATAAGACTGAAAAGATTGCCGAAATACTATCACTTTCCCAGTTGACGGTCGAAACACACAAACGAAACGCTATGCGTCGCACAGGGTCGACAACGCTTGCCGAACTCGTGATATGGGCTAACAACCACGGACTTTAAACACAAAATATAACTCACCATGAAAACAATTTATCTCTGGGTTTCAGGCAAAGGCTGGACACCCTTTCAGTACAATGAACTTTCTGAATTAGCCGCCGAATTTGAGGCGCGCAATATCAAACTGGGCGACGGGTGCAAACTGGGCGACTGGTGCAAACTGGGCGCCGGGTGCAAACTGGGCGACGGGTGCGAACTGGGCCGCGGGTGCGAACTGGGCAACGGGTGCAAACTGGGCGACGGGTGCAAACTGGGCGACTGGTGCAAACTGGGCTACGGGTGCAAACTGGGCGCCGGGTGCGAACTGGGCTACGGGTGCAAACTGGGCGACGGGTGCGAACTGGGCCGCGGGTGCGAACTGGGCGCCGGGTGCAAACTGGGCGACGGGTGCGAACTGGGCGACGGGTGCGAACTGGGCGACGGGTGCAAACTGGGCGACGGGTGCAAACTGGGCGACGGGTGCGAACTGGGCTACGGGTGCAAACTGGGCGACGGGTGCGAACTGGGCGACTGGTGCAAACTGGGCGCCGGGTGCAAACTGGGCGACGGGTGCGATGTTCCGAAATCGCTATTTATCAGCGCATCTCGCCATGCAGTATCCTATTGGGGTGAGGATGTTATTCAAATAGGATGCAAACGCTACACCATTTCCGAATGGCAGAAGCATTTCCGAAAAATTGGCGAGGCCGAAGGCTATAGTCCCGAGCAGATGGAGGAATACAAAGGGTATATAGACCTGATCGCCACCATGCACAAGACGTGGAAGGTTGAGAAGGTAAAGGACAAATAACAGCACGAGGTGTGTAGCTCAAAGGTAGAGCGGTGCAGGGATGCGAAATAGAAGCACAGAGGTTGAAAGACCTTGCATTTCCGGGCGCAGGTTGCAGGTTCGAATCCTGCCGCACTTCCAAGATAGCCACCGCATAGGTGAGGGGTTTGATTGCTGGCACTAACCCCGCCGCAAGGCAAAAGCGATCCGTTAGGCCGATAATAGCGTCATCGGCGGGCCGTGGGCAAGGCTCAAAGTGATAGCCCCGCAAAAGCAAATAGCCGAATGCGCGAAAGACTGGCATAGGCTTCGAGCTGCGATGATATGAGCGGCGAGAACCACCGGGATAAATCAAGCATTATTATGCCTGGTGTGGCTTGACCGCCTATCCAGGCTCTATGGCAGGCCTTGCGCACCGTTCTTTCAGCAGTGGGTTATTTCATTTTAGGCGTGAGGTCTGTATCTTGCCCGCGTGCGTTTTTCGGTGGCGCAGTTTTGAAATGGAGTTTAAAGTTACAGTGCGCGCGGGCTTATTTGCAACACCTTAAAACAATTATACTATGGAGAAGAACACTTTGAGGAAGAGGAGATTTCTATGCTTCGACCTGACGCCCAGGTGGAAAATGTGGAACCGGATCGAAGACCTGGAGGTGCGGCTTGCTACATGCCTTTGCGAGCGCAATGAAGCGGATGGACGCCTTATCGAGCGGGAACACGAGGTATTGGCGCTCACTCAAGCACGTGATACCCTGTACAAGCGCATCGACGAACTGGAAGGCAGGCTCAGGAAATTCGACCGTACCCGTGGGAAAAGCGGCAAATACATCAAGGGCTATGACGTACGAACCGCAAAGTAAGATTCTGGCCTATCTCAAGGCCGGCGGCAGGCTGACTGTTCGCAAGGCTGAGAGGCTGTACCACACAACGGAGCTGCGCCGGATCATCAGTCGGCTCCGGAAAATGGGATATTCCATTTGCTCGAACAAACAGAAGGCCGTTACGGAAGACGGGCGGCCGACACAGTTTAACGAGTACTATATGCCACAGGTCGCGGATTCCTGCCAATAATCCGCAAATCGCATTTTAAGTTTGGTATTTGCCATTGGCCAGTTGTGAAGCCCGCGGATGGTGTGCCGCCGAGATCGAAGCCCTGCGCGGTGGCGCGGGTGAGTGGAGATTCAGGCGGCTTTTATTGAGCTATGGTGTAATGGTTAACACACCGCCCTTTGGAGGCGGTACTCCCGGTTCGAATCCGGGTAGCTCAACGGGGTTCTAACCCTAATGTTGTGAGTTTGATCGGGCGCTTGGGCGTCTGTCACAACGGAAGCTGACAGAGGGTATATCCCTCGACAATCCGAGGCTGCGTGAAGGAAGTAGCAAGGCCGAGGCGGGCTAAGCCCACGAAACGGGAGATAAAGAACGCAAATCGGCGGCGCGAAGCACAGTAACGCCGCCACCGCGGGGGCAGTCAGAAGCCCCCGCTTCTTTTGGATACAATCAAACGACCATGAATAAATATCTTCAAGAGCTCAAAGACAAAGGACTGGTGCCTTTACGGCTCGACAACAACACGGTGCTTTGGGTTACACCCGACAAGGCCAATGAGAAGTACAAAACACGCTACCTCAAGAATGCCGAGAGGTCGCGGAGGATGGCATTGAATTTAGATTAGTTATGAATTACGGATTACCTTATAAGGGTTCTAAGAATAGTATTGCGAAATGGGTTATTTCGAATCTTCCCGCGTCGCATACGTTCGTGGATTTGTTCGCCGGAGGATGTGCGGTAACTCACGCTGCCATATTGTCTGGTAAATTCGGACGTTTCATTGCAAACGATATTACGGAATATCCCCAAGTCTTCCGTGATGCCATCGATGGGAAATACCGGAATGAATGTCGATGGATCAGTCGGGAGGATTTCCTCCGTCTCAAAGATGACGACCCCTACGTGCGTCTTTGCTGGAGCTTTGGGAACGGTATGAAGACATATATGTATGCTCCGGAGGTTGAGCGGTTCAAAAAACACATGCACGCGATATTTTCCGCGGGAACGCCCACGAGCGCGCGGTTGGCATGGAAAGGATTTGTCCGGGAATTTGCAAAAGTCCGTGATAAAATAGGAGAGCTGACGCAAAAGGTGCTGAAGTTGTGCGCAGCGTGCGACGTGGCACCTCAATACAATGCGGACGGCACATTGAATACAAAGGCGATACATACAGATGTTTTTCGGGTTAAATCAGCGTATTTGCGAAAATATTTACAGAACGCCCTGAAATTATCCGGTCTTACGCAAAAAGATGTCGACCGACGCCTTGGGAATTATATGGGTAGGCATTATTTTAGCGAATCTCAATGGATGTTGCCATCCTCTGAACAATACGAGAAGTTGCAAGAAATTTTACCGGCGTTAACTATTCCGTGGGCGCCCTTAAACGAAAGTCTGGAAAGTCTGGAAAGACTGCAAAGTCTGCAAAGTCTGGAAAGACTGGAAAGTCTGCAAAGTCTGGAAAGACTGGAAAGACTGCAAAGTCTGGAAAGACTGGAAAGTCTGCAAAGTCTGGAAAGACTGAAACTGTCCCGAAAGGATTACAGCGATGTTGCTATACCGCCGGGCGCGACGGTATACTGCGACCCGCCGTATGCTAACACGTCGGGGTATATCGACGATTTCGACCATGAACGATTTTATAGATGGCTGCGCAGCATGGAATTCCCGGTGTTCGTTTCGGAATATTCCATGCCGGACGACTTTATATGCTTTGCGAGTATTGACAAAGCATGCACCTATTCATCATCAAAAACGATAAAACGCGTAGAAAAGATGTTCGTACACGAGCGGTGGGCGGATGCTGTGAGGCGTCCGGATGATAATGTTCAGGGGCGGCTGTTCTAATCCTCCCTGCGTCGCAATAGTATTACCGCCATAGTAGTATTGTCGGCTGGCGTCCTATCTACGAATAACCCCTAAAAGTAAGAAATTATGGATGACATTACCCGCGTCTGCCGCAAATGCGGGCAGGAAAAGCCGTTGGAAGAGTTTGCGAAGAATAAGGAATGCGTATTAGGTCATAGCCATATTTGCAAACAATGCAAGGCGGAGCAGTCCCGTAAGTGGCACGCAGCCAATTTCGAAAAGGCGCGGGAAAATAACCGTAAGTGGCACGCAGCCAATTTCGAAAAGGCGCGGGAAAAGCACCGTAAGTGGCGCGCCGCTAATCTCGAAAAGTGCCGGGAGTATGACCGCAAGTATTACGCGGCCAATTCCGAAAAGTGTCGGGAGTATGACCGCAAGTATTACGCAGCCAATTCCGAAAAGTGTCGGGAGTATGCCAGAAAGTATTACGCAGCTAATTCCGAAAAGGCGCGGGAAAAGCACCGTAAGTGGCGCGCCGCTAATCTCGAAAAGTACCGGGCGAATGCCAGCAAGTATTACGCAGCTAATCTCGAAATGTACCGGGCGTATGACCGAAAGAAACGCGAGAATCTGACTGACGGGTATTTAATGGATAAACTAAAGCGCTGCAACCTCCCCGTAACCCCCGAAACAATCGACTACAAACGTATTCAACTAAAGTTATACCGAGAAATCAAAAAACAACAAAACGATGAAAGAGATTAAGAACATCCGGGAATTGACGGCCGATTTGGGCCGCGTGTATGCAGAGCTTCGGGCACGAGAGATCGAGATCAAAGAGGCATCGGAGATTGCTAACATTGCGGGTAAGATCATCAACGGCGCAAAGGCTGAAATGATGTACCGAATCGCCCGTAAGGAGAAGCCGTCGATACCTTTTTTCGATGCCGATGGCAAATAATTTTGCAGATTCGAAATGATTTTCTATCTTTGCTGTTGCGACAGAACTACTTTACGTAGTCATTAGAAATATACGAACGTCTTTTGGGCGTGTTCCCGTTGCACTTCTACGCTACGTAGTTGTGGTTCTGTCGCAAGAATTAGGGGGCACGCCCTCTTTTTATACCATACATTAACCTAACTTGTGTTCAACAAATGCGACAGAACAACACAAGTGGTACCCGGGTAAATAACACCCAGACCACACCGCGCGCGAAGAAAAGCCGCACCGCATTCTACCGTTGCCATCTGAAGGCCAACAAACCCCTATTTTCATCTGATAGGGTCGATTACACCAACGTTATCCGCGCCACGTGCGAGGAGCATGCTTTAGGCTGTTTCCTTGCTCAGTTCCGCGTGCTCTATCCCGCGTATGCTGTCGTTGTCGGCACCATACTCGTAAGCCGGGTATTCCCCTCCAAGTCCAACCGTTAAAACAGGCCGCTATGGCACATCTTATCACCTTGTTGGCGTTCATAGCGCCGATTGCCGTGGTATTCGGCTGGGTGCTATCCAATCAGCACCGTACAAGTGAGATTGGAAAATTGCTAACCTCAATATTCGAAAGCCATGAATGAGTTTACGGAAATCACGGTTAAATGCGTGTGGACGACGATAAAGGGGCGCATTTGGCGAGCCCAATACCGCCTGCGGTCAAAGGCTGTCCGGATACAATCCAAGGCCATCTACCGGGCATTGAAGAACGAGAACAAGCCCCGTATTTACCGGGTTGAAATACGATAGCCCATGAACACGCAATATTACACGACAACCACGTCCCCGGTGCTGACGTTCGAAGAGTATCATGATATTCCGAGCGAACATATAACTGGCCAGCGGTCGACATTCTCCCAGAGGGCCAGAACGCTGATGGAGGTAGACCTAAAGTTGATTTATCGGGCTATCCGCGAAGCCATTCAGAAGGATATGCGCGGTGATGAAGACGGCCGGGTCTATTCGGTTGCATACAAAATCTATGACATTCAGGCGAGGCATCACTATATGCCTGTTTATGAACGCCGATACGATGTCTTCGCCGGATGTTTCGAGGAGGTGCAAACCGGGTGTGAAGACAGCATCGAGGTTATTAATGTCACCGATATTGACGGCCGGATATGGCCCGGGCATATGGCCCGGTTGAAAAATTACGCAAAACGAAACAATTTATAACAATGAGGACAATCATTGAAGTTGCCATTGGCAACATTACCATCTTTAGCGCGAAGTACTCACGACGTCTTGCGGATAAAGAAATCCATAAGGTTGTGCGTGAAGGGTACATAGGCATCGACCGGAGCAAAGCCGTGATAACCATTAAATACGAGTAGGCTTATGAAAGAGTTAATCGCTATCCAGTCGGAATTGAAAGCTCCCAAGGGGCAGTATAACAGTTTCGGGAAATACAAGTATCGGAGCTGCGAGGATATTCTCGAAGCAGTCAAACCGCTGCTCAAAGCGCATGAATGCGCGTTGAACCTTTGCGATGACATTGTCAATGTCGGCGATCGCTACTACGTGAAAGCCACGGCGCGCATCACCAACGCCTCCGGAGAATCGGCGACGGCCACTGCTTTTGCCCGTGAAGATTTCGACAAGAAAGGGATGGATGGGGCACAAATCACCGGTACAGCGTCGAGCTACGCTCGCAAATATGCCCTTAACGGGTTGTTTTGCATCGACGATACAAAAGATGCAGACACGGACGAGCGGCGAACCGAGAATACCAACCGGGTAGCTGCGCAAAGTGCAAAAACTGTACAATCCACTGAGACCCCGGCCAACGCTCCGGCACCTGCCCGCAAACGAATTACTATGGAACACCTGGATGACCCTATCACCTGCGATCAGCTGCTGAAATGGATGTACGGGGTTCTCACGACTGACAACTATGCCGCAGATTTTGACGCAGGGGCACGCCTGCTGAAATACCGCGACGCCGATGCCGAAGTCGTGGATCGCTTCTCGGCGCTCTTCGAATCATATCGTCAGGCACGCAAAAATGCAAAGTGATATGGAAGCACAGGTAATGTTGCTGCGGGAATCGACGCCCGCCGCCGAGCTGGCCGCCCGGGCTATCTCCTCGGTTGTAAACGGGGAGGTAGACCCGATCACGGCTCACATCAATATCAGCCGTATGGAGGCCGCCATCAAGCTCTTCAAGGAGAACACCTACGTGCGCGACATCACGCTGCGGGAGCTTGCCAAATACGGCAAATCGCATCAGTTTGGAGACTGCCGACTGGAGGAGGCCGAATCGGGCGTCAAGTACGACTATTCGATGTGCGGCGACAGCCGGCTGAACGATATGTACAAGACGCTGGAAGCCCTCAAGGTCGACATCAAGGAGCGCGAGGAGATGCTGAAAAAACTACCGCGTACCGGAATGGCAGACCCTGATACGGGCGAGGTTCTTTTCCCTCCAGCCCGTAGTAGCAAAACGACCGTCAAAACCACTTTCAAAAAGCAATAAACAATGGCAGAACTGATTAACGTGTCGCTGTGTGTCAGCGACATTCCCAAGGACAAGATTTTTGTTGCCGAAAACGGCAAGAAGTACATCGGCATTTGCGTATCTGAGCTCCGCGAGGTTGACCAGTACGAGAATACGCACTGCGTGTTCATCCGGCAGTCGAAAGAGGAGCGCGAACGCAAGGACAAGCGGACGTATGTAGGCCGAGGTAAGGCTGTGGTGTTCCGTCCCTCGGAACCCACTCCCGACCAGGTTGCAGATTTGCCGGTCGCCGAAGATGTGGATGACCTGCCTTTTTAGGAGGCAGTGGAAAAATTGCTGTATATGGAAGAGTGGAAAGATATAATTGGGTACGAAGGGCGTTATCAGGTTTCTGATTTAGGGAACGTGAAGTCACTTAATTATTCCAGAAAAGGGGTTGCGCAGCTTCTAAGGCCTATTCTAAAGAGCACAGGGTATTATGTGGTAACACTAAATGTAAATGGCCGTCAAAAACAATTTCATGTACATAGATTAGTCGCAGATGCTTTCGTAAACAAGAAATACGGCTGCTCCGTGGTGGATCACATAAACACTATTAAAACAGACAATAGAGCGGAGAATTTGAGATGGGGAACTATATCTGATAATGTTAATAATCCTATAAGTGCAGATCGAAGAACAAAATCAATCCGAAAGTTGTTAAAGGGGAAATATGGCGTGGCCTCTTTAAAACATAGGGCTTGTGTGCAAAAAGATTTGGACGGTAACATTGTCAAGATATGGAGTTGTATGTATGATGCAGTCAGGGCTTTAGGTGTCGATAGTGGCGGTTTGACGAGAGTATGCCAAGGTAAACAGCATACTGCAAAAGGATATAAATGGGAGTATTATAATGCGGTATGATCTTAATTGTGAAATCGACATATGTCGGTTTAAACATCGGGTTGCCTCCTTAATTTCAAGGAGATGTATTGTTGAGCTGACGGATAAAAAACCAGTCAGGACGTCTTCTCAAAATAAATATCTTCATTGTATTCTTGGCGAATTCGCCATGCAAACCGGGAATCCGATAGGATATGTCAAACAGGAATATTTCAAACGGCTATGCAACCCGGAATTATTTGTGCGCGTCGAATACGACAAGCTGATGCACAAGGAGGTCGAAAGGCTCCGGTCAAGTCGTGACCTTGATACAGGAGAGATGACTACAGCAATAGATCGGTTCCGTAATTGGGCTTCAATGGAGGCGGGCATCAACTTACCAAGCCCCGAGGATAATGAATGGATCTCTTTCATCGAGCGGGAAATGCAACATCAAAAAGTGTGGCTGTAACACGGACATAGAATGAATTACTTAGACCTGATACGAAAATTTTGGCAACTTGATGCAACGTGGCAATTTGGCTGCTGTGAATCGAGGCTTTACTTCTACCTTGTAGAACAAGCGAATCGGTTAGGCTGGCCGGATAACTTCACGCATTCCGACGCACGGACGTCGATCAATGTAGGGGTGTCACCTAAGAGCTTGCGCGCAGCCAAAAATCGTCTTATGCAGGCTGGGTTGATCTCATTCTCCGGCGGCGGAAAAGGTCGTGCCGATAAATGCAAATACACTTTTAGGTGTTCAAATTTACCACCTATAGTCCCACCTAACGGGACACCTAAAGGTACACCTAACAGGACACCTAAAACAGAGGATACTTCTTATATAGAAGATAAACTAAACCAAACATATAATACCCCCTATAATCCCCCTTTGCGGGGGGAAGAGGTTACGGGCATCCCCGAAGAGTTCGTAACTCTTTGGGATGGGTTTAAGGGAAAACGCAAGTCGCTTGCTGACGACTATAATGACTTTTGCAAAAAGACGGATGGTTTGACCGTTGATTATGTTAAATTAGGATACCATGCCCAGCTTGCAAAAAACGTCTATTTCCAGACGTGGCTAAACGACTTTTTCCCGAAAAAATTCCGGTGCACGCTTGACACCTCCGTTGTCGAACCTACGTTCCAACCCATTGTGGCGGATTGGCTTGCCTACAAGTCTGAACGCGGACAGACCTATCGCCAGCGGGGCTTCGAGAGCTTCTATGCGCGGCTTATGGAACTTTCCGGGGGCAATGCGGATACTGCCCGAGGGATTATCGAGCAGTCCAAGGCTAATAACTGGGCGGGGATATTCCCGCTGAAAACGACAAACGACTATGGCAGAAATGCAGACAATCGGGTCGCTCATTGCGACATTACCAGCGACGAGTTCATGCGCCGTTGCGAAGAGCGGGTCAGAGCGCGCCTTGCTCGCACAATGGCGCGGGAAATGGGGACGGACGGCGGCGGTGATGCTTAAGCGTTTTAACCCCGGCGTGCAGCGCTATTGCGCCGCGAATATCGACCGTTGCTTCACGGGGGATGCGCCTTCCCTGCGTCAGGTGCGGAAAGCCTACGGTGGGGATACGCTCGATTCGTGGCTGGATATTCAGCTCACCGACCTCGTGAACTTCTGCGGCGTGAAAGGCAAGGAGGAGTTTTCTCGTATCACCGACGCAGTGGCAGCAGTCATAGCAGACAACTTCGGTTATCTGAAACTATCAGAGTTGATGCTCTTTTTCCAGCGTTTCAAGGCGGGGCATTACGGGCATTTCTACGGCACGGTAGATCCGCTTGTCATCACTGAGGCGTTGCAGGTGTTTCTCGAATATCGAGCCGACCGACTGGCACGCATCGAACGCGACCGCCACAAAACCGAGAAGCTAAAGAGGGAGGAGGAGCGCGCCGAGCGGGAACGCCGGGGCGAGCTGCTGACCGCCGAGGAGTGGAAAGAGATAGGATGGCTTTTTAATCTATGAACGAACTATGACGTACATAGGCATTGATACGGGAGTACATACAGGCTTCGCGGTATGGCATTCGGACACAAAATACCTCGCGGAAGTGAGTACCATGACGATCACCCAGGCAATGGAGCGCGTGAAAATGATCTCCGACATTCGGGGCAAAGATAGTATTCGACTGTTCATCGAAGATGCTCGCCAACGTAAATGGTTTGGCAATACGGGACGAGAGCGCCTGAAGGGAGCCGGAAGCGTTTGTCGAGATGCATCAATTTGGGAGGGTTGGTGCAAGGAGCAAGGCCTGCAATATCGGATGATTGCTCCTAAGAATAATCGTACTAAACTATCCGCAGCACAATTCAAAGCTCTTACGAAGTGGCAGGGAAATACCTCGGAGCACTCAAGAGATGCCGCCATTTTAGTATTTGGCAGATAAGTTTTGCAGTCACGCCAGTCCCCTCAGTTAACCTTTAACGAACGATAAAATGAATAATATCGAGCTTTTTAACGATCATTTTCAAAATTACAAAGTTTACGGGATTCCGAAAGCGCAACTTATTATCGCTGATGTGCCGTATAACTTGGGCGCGAACGCCTATGCCAGCAATCCGGCCTGGTATGTCGATGGCGACAACAAGAACGGCGAAAGCGAGCTTGCCGGGAAGCAGTTTTTCGACACGGACAAAAATTTTCGACCTGCGGAGTTCATGCACTTTTGCAGCCAGATGCTTCGCAAGGATAAACCAATAAAGGTCGAAAAAAACGGACAGAAAGGCAAGAACAAAGGCAACGCTTCCTGCATGATTCTTTTCTGTCCTTTCGAGCAGATGCACTACTATATCGAACTCGGACAGCGGTATGGGCTGAAACGCTACATCCCGCTCGTATTCCGAAAAGATTTCTCCGCGCAGGTACTCAAAGCCAACATGAAAGTCGTCGGCAACTGCGAATACGGTCGGTTTTCATAGTCACAAATAAGAACGAAATAAAACAGCAAAAATTATGACAGACCAAGTAACGAGCATCGAGCAGTCGAAGCGGCTGATCGAGTTGGGAGTGCCCGTGGAGAAGGCGAGCATGGTATGGAGATGGGGATGGGTTTGTGGTACAGTGGACGAAGAAAACTATGAGCTCAAAATTTGGCAGGAGTGTAAGATGGATAAGATTCTGGCCTATCAAGAGTTTCCTGAATCCTTTATTCCCGCCTTCACGGTCGCCGACCTGCTGGGGTTGTTACCTCCGAAAATTTCATGTCAAGGCCCATCTGATGGGAATTTTCGCATGAGGCGATATATGGGCGAGAATGGCATCGAGTGGGTTGTCGACTACGATCGTTTTATCGCTAACGATGTTAGTATTATTAACGCCCTTGTCGAAACAATCGTCCTGCTTGTGTCTACTAAACATGAGTTGAACATATGAGACTGCCTATCGAAGTTCACAACAAGTTGATCCCGTTCAAGGGATTCAGCTGGGTAACATGGCTTTTATGGTCTTTTACCCGGAAGCCGATGGCGTGGAGCATGGACGAGACTACGCGCCGGCATGAAGGAATCCACTGCGCCCAGCAGATCGAACTCGCCGTTCTGTTCGTAGCGATCCTCGTGCCCGTCGCCATCAGCTACTCGTTCGCGTGGTGGGGCTGGGTGCTGACAGTGGTCGGCATTCTCTTCGCCGGCTGGATTTGCTACGGCATATCGTGGCTGATCGAAGTGATTATCCCGCCTTATCCGGGCGCGTACTACTACACCTGCTTTGAGACCGAGGCATACAACCATGAGGATGATCCGGACTACTTGAAGCGGCGCATACCGTTCTGGGGCTGGATTTCCTGTATACCTAATCGGAAAGTTAAACACAAAAAAAACTAATTTCTGAATACAGAAACGATGTTTTCATCTAAGACCGATTTATGGGCTACACCACAGGATTTCTATGATAAACTCAATAGTGAATTTAATATTTAAGCACAAAGATAACCAACCATGAAAACAATTTATCTCTGGGTTTCAGGCAAAGGCTGGACACCCTTTCAGTACAATGAACTTTCTGAATTAGCCGCCGAATTTGAGGCGCGCAATATCAAACTGGGCAACGGGTGCGAACTGGGCGACGGGTGCAAACTGGGCGACTGGTGCAAACTGGGCGCCGGGTGCAA